TTCCGTATGGTGAGTGTTTGTCATTTCCAAGAATTCTAAAATGTGCAATTTGCCAGTTTTCAAATGTTAAACCACCAGAATTCCATTGGAATTGAACATAATTAGAATTAGTTTTGTCTTTGCCCTCCATCCTTTCAACTTGATTTGCTGGAAGTCCAATACCACTTGTAATACCAAGTTTGTCATCAATATCAAGATAAAGGAAGAAATCTCCATACTTACACATATTTCTTGACCAACTAAACAAGTTAGATTCAAGGTTAAGAGTTTTAAAGTAAAGAGTTTCTAATATAGACTTAATTTCTTCGTTTGCACATTTAACTTTTAACATTGCTGTTAATTCGTTATTTGTTGTCATTTCATCGGCATAGATATCAAGAGCAGATGCTATCTCTGGCATATACTCCATTTGGTCAAAGTCAATATATCTATCAGCACGATTTTGTGCTTGCATAGTTTTAGTAGATATATTTTCGTAAGCAAGATATTCTGCTTTCTTAAAAGATAATCCTTGAGCAGATTGAAACTTGAATTTATCAAGCTGTGTTCTTCTGTATCTGCTTTGAGTTTGCTGATCATAATTTGCAAGAGGACCAGAAAACAATTTTGTCAATTGTTTAAAGAGTAGCGATTCTTCATTTCTTGTGTTCTTGTTTCTTCTATTATCAGCCATTTCTATCCTTTAAATATCCAAATAAAGTCTTTTTGTAGTTGTCTTTGTTGCGTGACTTTATCTGCTAATTTGTTGTTTTGATTGTAACTTATCATACCAGATATACTAGTATCTAGTATCTTATTCGATTTTGTTATGCCTGTCAATAACGCTTTTTGATATTCAACATCTTTTGTGGCATTTTGGAATACCGTATCTTTAACCCAACAAGCAATTGACAACGATAAAACTAAATCGTCATTGTAACCAACCATTGCTTGTGGTCTACCATGATGCCAAATAAAGGTTGACAATTCGTTATACGAACGAATAGAATTTATTTTTATTGCTTTGGATCTAATAAATTCTTCCATCTTTGCGATAATTAGTGGTCTTGATTTGTGCGAGGTAGTAAAACCGGGAACTGAATTCGACATACCTTGTGCTACGTATTGCTCAACAAACTCTGTTGATCCTTTGGTAGAATAATATATGTTCGTATATCCAATTGAAATTATCTTTTCCAATACTGCATATCCAAGATTGTTATTTTCAACAACAATCATAGCGTTACCATATTGTCTGCCTGTGTTGGTCAAAAGAATTGCAAAATCGTCAATATTCAACTTACCTTGATATTCAGCGACTTGTTCCATTGTATCGAGATTTAATACGTGGAATACTGAAAAGTCCTTACCATCTCCTCTCGCAACGTCTGCAACTAGAAGATACTTGCATTTTTCATAATGAGCTTTCCAAATCCACAAGTTTCTATCTAAACCAATTCTTAATTTTGGTTCCTCATATGCCGTTGATAAATATTCTAAATCTTCTGCTGCTAATACGGTTTCACCAGACGCATTGAACGAACACTCATATTCTTGTGCAATTTCTCTTTTACCCATGTTTTTGGTTTCTTTTTCAAACCAATTTTGGTCGCGGTCTGGATGGACTGACCAATGTAGTCGGATAGGATGAAATTCATTTGCGGAAGATTCAGCATCGATATAAGTTTGATGGAACCAATTACCTACACCATTTGGAGTTGAAATAGCAATACAACGACCACCAGTAGCCATTGTAGGATAAAGACCTGTCCAAAGCTCTTGCATACCTTCAATAAATGCTGCTTCGTCCAGTACAAGCAAGGACAAGGCTTCGGAACGACCAGCATCGCCAGAAGTAGCAGAAGACTTGATTTGGGAACCATTTGAAAGTTCAAATGAATTTCTGTTGTCAATTGTTACCGTAGCAATCATAAGCCACGATGGGACAGATTTGATAATATATTTAACTTTCTTAACTAAGTTTGATGCTGACAAAAGTTTGGTTGCTAATACCAAAACGTTCTTGTCACGATGAAACAACATCAACCAAGCAATATAGCCCGCAACTACGGTAGATAAACCAAGTTGTCGGGCTTTCAGAATAACACTAAATCTGTGGTCTTGAAAGTCTTTTACGACCTCCTCTTGAAACGGATACATCCTAAAAGGAATAGGACCACGTTGGGGGTGAGAAATCTTACAATATGTGTTTATGAAATATACTGGATTCTTACCACACTTTAATATTTCGTCTTGAACTTGTTGTTTGGTAAGTTTATACATAACATATTAGTCGTTTTTAAACTTTACGTTTGTAGGCTTCTTTGCTTTGTCTCTTCCTAATTCTAAAAACTTTCTTGTGATATCTCTTGTAATATCCTCGGAAGGTGGAGAAACTGGTTCAACATCCTTAAGGCTTGTAATTTTGTAGTGCTTTTTGGCTTCAACGGATGTTCTTTGTCTTGATATTGGTTGTACAAGAACTTTTACATCTCCAACGGCTTGCAATGAAAGTGTGGATTTTGTTATGTCTTTGTATTCTTTTTTCAAGAAAGAAACAATCTTTTCGATTGTTGCGTCCATTTCGCCCTCAAAATCCTTCATCATATAAACATCTTTCAATCTAATATCGGATGTGTAGACGATGGTAAGCATGTTGCCACTTGTCTTTACCTTGAATCCATCGATAACTCTTGAATCAAGAATAGGATCGCCTTCTTCTCTTTTAAGACCAATAGAGCGTTGCTTGCTATCGGATGCATATTTCTCAACGTGTGAACCATCATATGCATTTGCTGCTGCTTGATGAATTCCTTGGATAATTTCGTAAGTGGTTGCCATAATTATTCGTATCCTTCTTGGCTCATATCGATAGAATCATATTCTGGTTCTTCGCCGTGTAATTCATCTTGTTGTTGATCAAAATATCCAGATTGCATATCGTAATCAAGTGCGTGGAAAACATCCCCAATCATTTGGGACATAACAGAGATTTTGTATTGCATCCACTCTGGAAGGTCATCGTCACCTTCAATCATATCGTGAAGTTTCATTGCATAATTGCTAATCTTATACAATTGTGCTTTTGACATATAGCCTTCTTGTTCATATTCTGGATCACCAGAAAGTTCTTCTGGTTCCTCAACTGGACCTTCTAACTGAAACATATCCAATTCTTCTTGGATTATTTCTTTAAGTCTTGATTTAGAAATTTTCATTTTTTATTTGGCCTCCAACCTGTCTTCCATCTTTCTTCTCTTCCTTCGACCCATTGAACGTAGCACTTTTGGCAACACTCAAAACGATTCATGTACAAATCATCTTTTAAGTCAAAAGAATAGACAGAGCAAATTGGACAAGTCCTATTGGTGTCTTTAGTAAGTAGTTTTTTAGAAATAAAAATACCATCTACTTCAATTTTTTGGTCTTTATCGTTTCTTTTTTCAATTTGAGAAAGTTCTTTTAGTTGTTCAATGTATGCTTTCTCTTTTTCTTCGTTCCAATAATGTTTTGGATTAGCAATTGCATCTTCGCCATATTTCTGTGCGATTGCTTTTTCAACCTTTACTATTTGGTTCAAGTCTTTCATTTTTTCTTCCAAATGTAATATTCTGTTCTACTATAATATCTTTGTGTGTCCATTGCCACAATTCACCACTATTTTGGATGATTGTGTAAATTGTATCTGTTTCATGCCCATAATCTGTAACTAACCAGATTATACCTTTGCCTTTTGGCGTTTTAACTTCAACTCTATTTGTTAATTCATATATTGTTGTAGACATATATCGCTCCTATTGAAGCAGCGAAACCAGCAGCAAAACCAACTCCAAGCCAAAGTGGTGTTTGGTTTTTTGTTTGTTTTTTTATAATTTCATATGCTTTATCAAGTTCTTTGTCTTTTTCATCAATAAGTGCATCTGCTGTCATTTTGTAAGAAGAAAAATCATATTGAATTTTTTGTACTTGAAGTTCGCATTTTATTTCTTGTTCTTGTAATTTATGCTCGGATTCAGCGAGACACATAGCAACATCAGAATCGTGTTTAGTAATAATTGTAGCGACTGCTTCTGGTGTAAACAATGTACCAGAAAATGGCGCTGTTTGGCCTTTCTGAAGTTGAACAAAATCTTGTGCGTTTGCAAATGCAACAAGTAATAATAAATTATTTATCATTTAAACGATACCTTTTTTTTAATTCTTCTGTAATTGTTGATAAATCGTTTTTAAATCTTTTCGACAATTCTTTGTATTGCTGCTCATGTGTCAGCTTTATATTATTTATTTCTTGATTATATCTTACTTCTTCTGCATCCATCTTATCTTGATATTCTTGTAAAAGCATATCGTAATATTTAGCTTGTTCATCAAAAGAGTTTTGCAAAATATTAATTTGTTTTTCTGAGGAATTTCTTGAAATATCTAATGAATTTTGGATAGATTTAGCAGATTGATGAAAATACAAGGGGACAAATATAGCATAAGCTATTGCCAATAGAAATTTCCAATTTTGTTTAATAAAATTAGCCATTACCCTTAAACTTTGAGACTATATCGACAACCGATTGTCCTCCGATATAAATAGCAGAAATCAAAACCCAATCTGATGATTCTAGATCAGAAAAGGCAAGCAATCCAGTAGCAGTAAGCCAAACAAGCAACTTTCTTGATACTACTTTATCTAAAAATTTATCTATTCCATGCTTAAACATAGCCATCATTTAGTCCCTCACTTTTTGTGTTGTACTAATATAATTATCTATTGCTTGCAAAAGTACCTGCTGAAACTTCTTAGAACTCCATCTTTTCCAACCATATAGGTTTTTTATGAAGTTTCTTGTTTGTTCATCAATATCAATCGCAACAAGAGCGGTACCATCTTGCTTATCTACAACATCAATTACTTTAAGATTAAACTGGTTCATTAATATTTTCCTTTGTATATCCACTAATATTATATTTTATTCTTTTAATAGTAGAAAGAGAAACATTATATTTTTTTGCTATTTGTGTTAAACTAATTTCTTTATCATTAAAGTCTGTAAGAATTTGTTGGATTTGCTCAGAAGTAAGTTTAGAATTTGCATTTTTTGTACCAATTCTAGTTTTAGCAAAATTCTTTATTTTGTTTTTGTGCTCTTCTGTTTTTTTATGACCTTTAACTGCTGCACCGCTAGGATTGTGCTTTTTAATTTTGCTCAAACAATCTTTTTGTTCTTGTGTTCTTTTCTTATTTTTATTAGCACGACCAATTTTATCCTTTGTTTCTTGTGAGTGTTTTTTGCCTTTCATAGAATCGCTAATTTTTTGCTTTTCTTGTAAAGATAGTTTTTTACCAAGGTTTGGACTAATCGTATTATATGAAATATTATATCCTATTTTATTATTACAACAATTTGTTTGTATAATAAATTTTTGTTCGATTAATAAAAGTTTTTCTTTTTCTGTTAAGCAAATAATTTGAAATTCAAAACAAATTTCACCATATTTATTCCAAGCGTTTTGTAGATGTTTGTTTGGATGTTTGTTGTTGCGTAATAAACTTTTATGTTTATACCATCGTTGTTCAATATCGATACTACTTCCAATATAAAATTTATTATCAATTTTATTTATTATTTTATAAACCCCGCACTTCATTTGTTTTTCCTCACAGAATAAATAGTAGGGTCATCTAAAACGAATAATATTAGTTATATATTTACCTTGGCATATCCATTTATTTTTTCAATAGTAATAATTTGGTCACAATAATCTTTAAGCGAATCAATGTGGGTTATAAGAATTATTCTATTATAAAACATTTTAAAAGTATCAAGAATTTTAGAAAAATTATTTAAATGTTCGTCATCCAAAGCAGTAGCAGGTTCATCCAAGAATAATGTGTCGCACTTAGGAAGATTGGAGACTTCAAGTAAAGCCAAACGAATAGCCATTGCAGCAATTGTTTTTTCTGCACCAGAACCCATTTCAATAGGTCTAGCATCATATTTGGGGTGTTTGATAAATACATTTAGTTTTGTTCCGTCGTCTTCAAAAAATACTTCAAACTCTACAATGTTTGAAAGAACTTTTGCAATTTCTGCATTGATAACTGGAAGTTTCTTTTTGATAATCTCATAAGAGATTCCGTTAGGATGCATACAGCGCATATAGTAATCATAAGCAGCAAACTCATTTCTGAGGTTGTCCAGTTCTGTTTTTTCATTTTTTAGAGTCTCAATCTTGTTCTTGGTTGAACCTACTTTAATATAGGTATCAATAAGTTCTTCATCCAATTTTGCGAATTGTTTATTTACTTTGCTTGCTTCACTTTTTGCTTCAACAAGTTGTTGATTAAGTGAATCAAGTTTTTCAAAAAGTTCATTGTTCTTTTTGTAAGTTTCAATTTGCTTTTCAATTTCTACAATATTGTTTTCAACTGCTTTTGCGTCATTTTCAAGTTTATTAATTTCAACTTCAAGTTTTAAAACTTTCTTTTCGGTTTCGTTCTTCTTGACAAGGATTTGGTCATATTTGGAAATTTGATTATTTACTTGTGTAATATCAAATTCAGATACTTCCTTTGCAAGTTTATCGTATTGTAACTTATCGTTTTCTAGTGAATCTTCGTGCAATGGAATAGACATTTTTGCATTGTACGCATCTTTAATAAACTTACAATATACAAATTGTGTTCCACAAGGAACTTCTTGAAGTAACTTTACTTTTTCTTTTAGTCTATCAATATTTTTATTGCTGGAAGAAAGTTCAACGTGCAAGTCTTTAAGTTCTTGTTGCTTCTTAGAAATAAAGTCCTTTTGTTCTTTTAATTGTTTAATATCAAACCCATCAACGAAATCATTGATTTTCTTAAACAATACTTGTGCTTCTTCAAGTTCCTTGTTCTTATCAGATAGTGTTGTGCTGATAGTATCAAGTTGTTGTACAAGTTTATTCTTTTGCTTCAGTACAATATCGATATCGATAGATTCAACACCACACTCGCTGATTTGGTTATTCAAATCTTGAATAGTTGCTTGGATATCTGCTTGTTTTGACTTTACTTCATTAATTAAAATAGCATTGTCGTTGATAGTTTGGTTAAGTTGGTCAAGAAGAGTTTCACTCTTGACAATATCGGAATCAAACTCTTTGCCTTCCAACTTTTTCAAGAGTCCTTTAAGATTTGAAGATTCTTCTTTTGCCATTTTAAATTTAGCATCAAAGATATCCAAATCCAAAAAGCGAGCAAGAATTTCCTTTCTTCTTGTAGAACCCTCACGAATAAAAGTCATGGAATCAAGTTGTGAAGAAAAAGATGTAAGCATAAAGTCGTCAATAGTACCGAACATTTTACGAATATATTTGTCTGTGTCTGTTCTGGTAAGTTGATTCATTTGCTCCCATTGACCAGAGTGAGCATCAAAACAATTTAGAGTAAGTTCAGTTTTTGCTTCTTCGGAAACTTCACCTTTTAGTTTTTTGGTATATTTTTCTGCCTTTCTGTCAATGTAATAATCAAAATCATCAATTTCAATAACTGCTTTACCCTTGCCAAAAGACTTGGTTTGGTTAATTACGTTTGTTGTCTTACGTTCGTTCTTAGAAGTGGTATTGAAGATTGAATAAAGGATAGAGTCAATAATGCTAGACTTACCGCTATAATTCTTGCCAAAGATACCTACAACTCCATTTAGTTTGGAGAAATCAATAGAGTTACCTTCGCCATAATTAAAAAGGTTGTCCCACTCAACATGCTTTAATTTCCAATTAACATTACGACAAACTTCTTCTGTTGCTTGAATCTGAGAGTTATAGCGTGAGTTAATTTCATATACTTGCTTCAACACTTCTTCTGGAACTTTATAGTCCGCAAGATAGTCTGAAATAAGTCTCTCTTGAACCTTTGGATTACGCAAGTCTTCTCTTGCAATAACCTTCCCGTTCATAATAGTTTCTGACTTATTAGCATTTTTTGCAAGGAATGAAATAGATTCTGGCTTAAACTTTTCCTTTGCAACATCAGATGCTTTCTTCATTAACTCTGCTGGCAGGTTTGTTCTGGAAAGCAAACGAAGTCTTGCATTTTGTGGAACATGAACGTTGGATGGAATTTTTCCATCTTCTGTAAGTTCAATAGTACAAAATGGATATGGGTTATTAAGTTGTACATGCTCAACAAAGAAGTTTTCTTTGCTTTCAATATTCCAAACTAAGAAACCTTTATCGTTGGTTTCTCCGTGGTTTTGTTGAATAAGGGAGCCGGGATAACGGCAACGTCCTGCAAAGTCAAGGGATTGATTTGTTTTGTGGATATCTCCAAGCAAAGCATAATCAAACTTTTCAAGAACATCAAATCCAATATCACCATGAGTCATGGTGAAATTCATATCTGTTTGAGAACCCTCAACAGAACCATGAAACAAAGCAATATTTACTTTGGATTCATCAACGTTCAAGTCCCAATTTTCTTCATCCACAATTGAGAGAACATGAAAATTAAAATCTCCAATATTAAACTTCTTTGAATATTTGTGAAGGATAATATTAGGATTCTTTAATGCTTCGACAATTGGTGTAACGGCATCTTGTCTATCTTTGTTAGATAGATTAAGGTCATGATTACCAAGAATTACATGCAAAGGAGCAATAGACGCCAAGTTCTCAAACAACTTGGCTGTCATCTCAAAATAAGCAGGAGATAGGTCAAGTTTGGTATGAGCAGTATCTCCAGTATTGATAATAATATCTGGCTTGATATCTCTTACTTTTTCATATAAGTCTGCAAAAATTTCGTTGTATTGTTTGTGAAACTTGAAATTTTTAACGTGAATATCGCTTACATGAACAATCTTCATTTGTACCTCTATCCATTATATTAACACAGGGTCTGGATAGAGTCAACGATATTTGTTAGCTTCCCATTTCTTCGTCTATTTCATGTAGCATAGCTACCAAATTACCAAGTTTTTGGCTACCAATTTTGTCAGCAGAAAGATGTGTTTGCAAACTTGTAGCAAGCTCAATTGCTTGACCTATTTTAGAAGTTTGTTGTGTATCTTCGCCAAATTCTGGTGTCATCATTTCTTGAAGTTCTTGACGAATAATTGAACGAAGTTGAGATTCAGAAAGTTTCATTTTGGTCCTTAAATTGCCATTATTTGATTTTCTAATAGCCAATTATCAGTAATTAGTCTTGCTTTTTCTTTTCGTTGAACAAATTGTTGTTTGGTCATTGTTCCAACGTCTTCATAGCCAGAAATATCTACTTTATAAATTTCAATATCGTAATGGATTAATTTGTTAATGATATCGTTTGATTTTGCTTCTGCATCTGGATCAAGAGCAATATAGATAGTTGGATCATACTGAACAATTTTATTAAACAAAGTTGTCTTTTCATTAAGAGTAGAACCAAGCAATGGAATAGAATTCTCTGCTTTCATAGCATCAAAAACACCCTCAACAAGTACAACATCTTTGTTCCAATCAATAAAAAGCTCATTAAATACAATATCTTTTGATACGTTAGGGTTCATATACTTTGGAAATTCACGACCATAAGAACGTGCTACAAAATAATCGCAATTACCATCAACATCAAAAGATGGAACAACTACACGACCAGCATACTCGCCAGATAAACAAACACCGATTTTCCACATGATAATATCTTGCTTTGTAAGACCACGATCAAGCAGATACTTAGTTGCAAATCTTGTTGTTACTGGTAAGTTTTTGTTAGCCAAAGATATAAACTCATTTGGTAAATCAATAATTTCTTTAATACGCTGTTGTTGAACATCAAATAAATCTGAATTTAATTGAGTTAGGTCAACGACATTATTGAGTTTATCCCAATCTAAAAGTTGGGAATATGAAAGTCTTGTTTTAAGAAGTCTGCGGACGTTCTTTCCACGAACGTCGCAAACCCAGCACTTATAATTATTTGAGCGCAGGTTAACACTTAACTTGCGCTTATGATGCTTGCAGAAGGGACATGAGAATAAAACTTCTTCACCAGACCTATGATATTCGCCAAGGGCAGATGCAAGAAGGGAGGTTTTGGTTGCCATGTTGATACTATACCATATCGGCTTTTACTTCACAACTGATTTCACATAACGTTCCATGATGCCGTCTTTATTATCTTCGCTGGTGTGCCAAACCCAAGCATATAAGCTTTTAATATGAGAAATTTTCTGTTTTACTTTAGAAGTTTCTTCTTCAATCCACTTTAATTGCTTTTTGTTTGGTTCTGGTAAATCGATGCCTAATTCCATTGCAATTTCGCAAATTAAAAACCAATTTTTGTTTCTGTATGCTTCTTGTGCTTGAAGAAATTGTTTTATTCTTTTTTGCTTTAATTGCTGTTTTTCGTTTGTTGGAATAGAGTCTGGATGTGTTAAAAATGCTATTTTCTTATATAACTTGGAAATTTCTTCATCTTCGGTTTTTGGTTGTTCGGAAACTTCTTCTTCTTTAATATGAGTATTGTTTTCTTGTTGTTCGCTATTATTTTCTTGTTCTTCCTTTTCTTGCTCCTCTTCGGGATTAGAATTAGTAGAAGTCGATATTTCTGTGCTATTATTTTCTTCTTTTGCTTGTTCTGGTCTTTTTACGTTCAGATTTAATTCTTCACATTTATTGTAAAAAGCTTCCTTAAAACTAGCTTGTGCTTCTTGCAATTCTTCTTCGTAATATTCCAGTTCGGCATACAAATACTTTAATTCAAGAAATAGTTTCTTGTACTTACGAACAAGACTGGTCATAAATTAAATAGTTTGTAAACCATACAAAGCAATTACTATTGCGTCTGCTTTGTCGTCCGTACCGGGCACAGGATTACCTTGGGCTGTTTTGTTGTAAGTAAATTCTGTATGATTTCTTTCAACGTATTCAATAATGAATTTTTTAGTATCATTTTGTTTTGTTCCTTTTGGAATTTTGATACCAAGTTTATTTCTTGCTGTCCTCACGTTTACCATAACAGGTAACGATTCAAAAACACTATAAATTGAATAACAGCACATGCCATTAAATCTTTGAAGCTTTGCCATTGTGTGAGCAGTTGTTTTACCACCCCCAAAAGCAATAAAAGGTTCTTCGACAAAAACATCAGTTATAAGATAAAACTTTTTTAATTTTGATATTTTGTTCTCAAACAGCTTTGCTCTTTCTTCAAGCGGAGTTTCTGGCTTGAACTTCAACAAGTCTGTAGATACTATTTTTTTGTCTAAATCTAAAACGGCAATGCCGATTTTCGAGGAACTTACATCAAGTCCCAAAATCATTGGGGTATTATTCATTTATTCTACAAATCCAATTTTAATTTAAATGTTAAATCTCTATCTTGTGTTTTTTTGACAGGTTTAGAAATTTTTGCAATACCAATTAGATTTTGTTCATCATCATATAAATTAATTTTTGTAATAAATGTTGTTTTTTGCATATATTCTTGTGGATCATTATATGAGCTGGATACAACATTTGCAGCTTCAACAAATCTATTCTCATAAAATGTTGTTGAACTTGTTGTTGGAACAACTCTTTGTGTTTTCTCAACATACGTTGGATTTAGAGAGTTGTTAAATTTTCCACGTTGAGCATGAACTAACATGGTCATAACTGGTACTTTACTTGTACCTTCAAAGGTAATACCAAAACTTGAAGAAGGCAAGCTTCCAGAAGTATAATTTTCTGTTCCCATCAAGCCAGCACCAAAATACAACCATGAAGATGTAACTTGATTAGAAATATCATCTAAATAATTTCTAGCAACTCCAGTTTCTAAACCCCAAGAACCTGTTAGAATCAAAAAACCCTCTGTATATAAAGCTATTCCCGCTACAGAGCCAGAACCATTAGAACCAGATGGTGCTACTTGTATTAGTTCTCCGTTTTTATTTACGTCTTTTAGCTGTCCAATTAAAGTGCCAGAAATATAAAAAGATAAATCAATAGAACCTTTTTTAATTGAACTTCCGTAAAATATAGATGGTATGCTGATTAAATTAAGAGATTGTGAAGCTTTATTTCCAAGAGACGATGAATAAGCATAATGCTTACTTAAATAAGAATAATAATTTATTGTATTTCTTAATGTATCGACTCTTCTTCTGGTTTCTCCAAGTTGATAAAACTCTCTACTAATCGAGGCACTTAATGGATAAGAACCTGTCATAATGTCGCCATACATAAAATCTGTATTAAAAGAAGATGTTGATATTGTTTTGAAGGTCAACAAACTTCCATCTTTTGTTATAAATGGATAGATAAAATTGTTTGATCCAGATAATCTATCAACGTTCAGTTCGTAAAGATTGATATGACCAATTGGAACATTACCAACATTTGAAGCAAAAGCGCCAGATATTTGACCTTTATTGTTTAAATATTGTTTTCCATCAAATACATAGAAATTAACATTTGGATTAAATTCGTATTGATTAATGAAAATTTCGTTTTGCTTTATTGGAATAAACATAACATCAAATTAGTAATCTAATCTAACTCTTAATGTAAGCTCAGAATCAATTGTTTTTCTTAATGGTTCAGATACTTTTGCTACAGCTAATAATTCGTTATCTGCTGAATACAAACCTACCGTAGTAATATAAGAAACAGGAGCATCGGTAGAAACATTTTTAACTATGATCTTGCTTTCGGATACATATGTTGGATTAGAAGAATAATTAAATTCATTTGAATTTGCACGGCAGAAATAAACCGTAGAATTTAATTCTGTTGTGTTATTAAATTGAACATTGTATAATCTATTTCTAAATCCATTGCAAGAACCTGTGATGCTTCCACTTGTTAAATAAGCACCAATTGAAGATGTATATGTGGAAGTATCTGCTCTAGGACCAAAGTTACCATTGAAAACAGATGCGGTTAAAACAACAACACCAGCTTGATAGTAGATAAGACCAACACCGGTATCTGCTGCGGCAGCAGAAGAGGTATAAAGAATTCCATATTCTCCTGCTGGTGAATTTGTTCTATAGTCTGTGGCTGCGCCATAATCACCAATTGTCAAAGTGTTGGCTGGACTTGTGTTTGCGGAGCCAGTTAGTAATTTGATTTCAAATGAACCTTTTTTAATTTGGTCTTTTACAAGCAATCTTGCAAATGGCAAGAAGATTGCTTCTTTTATTTTATCGCCAGTTGTAGTAAAGTCTCCATTTTTATCAAACTTCATAATTGAACCAGTTATATCGTGTCCAACCAAAATTTGTGCCATTTGATTGTATATATTTATCTTCTTTGCGTTTTGGTTGCCAGAAGAAGATGATAATGGCGAATCTGATGAAAACCCAACAGCAATATCGAATATATGATTGGCAGAAGAGCTTAAATATGGATAATCATATACAGATTGGAACATTTGGTGGGTATAATTTTGAATATTATTATCGCTATATGTTCCAGAAACGATTGTTCCAGTTATAGGTATTGCTTCATGCAACAATGTGGTAGTTGAAACAATGTCGCTTGTTGGATTTAAAACTTTGTATGTTGATGCCATTTTATATTACCTTAAAATTATGGTGTTGATTTATATTTAATAAATCTAACAGGGATTGTTATTATCGAACCAGTTGTAACTCCGCGAACTACAATGTTTGAATCAATGTAGTAATAAGTTTTTCCACCATAACTAAAAGTGGAACCTAGTGTAGTAAATAAAAACGTACTTGTTACTAAATCTGGTGTTACTTGTAGAGAAAAGCCCAAACAAGTTCCTTTTGGTCCAAGAATAACTTGATTATTGTTGTATGATGTTGGAGGAGAGGAGGTATCAAGGCTAATTTTTTGGACAAATCGTACTAATGCATCAGTAAAGGCATAGCTTGCGATATTGTCATCATCTATAAATGATGGAACGGCTGTAACAGGTGAAGAGTCACTTGATACTATTCTTGCCAATCTATTGTCAATTTGTACAACATATTGTGTTTCTAAAAGATCGCGAGAAATTAAAGTATCTGGTGCGATTTCTGTAGTATCCAACCCTTGATCAATACGGAATCCGTGACCAGTTATGGTAAGACTATAACCATCAAATGCTCCATCAACACTTGAAGGCACAAGTTCTGTGTTGGTGGTAGCGTCACAAGTGACAAAATAAGTATCATATGCTGAAACTAATGGAGTTCCTTGCAATGTGGTAGTTCCAGTACGGGCATTGTTGGTATTTAAGTTCATAACAGGAAGATATAAAAGATTTGTAGCTGTTATGCTTAATAATGGATGTTTAACTACAGAAGTGTTGTTTGTAAAAGCTTCAAAAACTGGTGTTTGTAATATTTCTAGATCAAAATATGCAGAACCAGAAGGATGGTTTTTATCATATAAATTATAATTTATTTCATCATCTGCCAAAACAAATTGTGTTATTTTAAAAGAACCATCGCCTTTAGCTAATCTATATCTACCTGTATCAGTTAAAACTGCATCAAGGATGATATCGCCGCTGTTATCTAAAAATGCCATATTGTATAACCTCTATTTAAATAGTGTGTAAAAATAATTAGTTTGTTTTTTTTTATTTTTAAATTATCTTATTATTCTGTCTTCTCCGACAGGTACAGAAGAAAATGGTCTTGCTGGGCTTGTAGAAATAGAAGGAATTGTTGGTGATACTGGTGCCCCTATTCCAATGGGTGGTTTTGGAGGCGGTGGTACAACAGGAACATATGGTATGATTGCACTTGGGGCAGTTGGTGAAGTTGTTGTTGGACCCGGAATATCTAAAGAGGGTTCAAACACTTCTGGTTCAAAATCGTTTAATTCTGAAGTACCATCAATTGCGTTGTATGTTTTTTTGTTAAATGTAAAATTAATATCAAAACATTTACCACTTTCTTTACTTCTAACTCGGATTTTGAATTTCTCTCCCCACATACCACTATTGTTGTCGCCAATAATTATTCTTCCTTCTTCATTTTGTTGAATTGAAGTATAAAAAATTGATGGATTAATAGAAATATATTTCTTAAATGGTTTAGTGTATTGATATTCTAATCCTGTTTCTCTTAAATCGTAATTTTTAACAATTGAATAAATAGCTCCATCGTTGTTAACAATTTCGACTTCATAAACTTCGGTTGCATTAGAAATATTGTTGTGTACATCAATACCTCTAAATGTATAATAATATTTGGTATTAAACTCTAAAGAATCAATAAAATCTGTTGCTGATGTTCTACCATAATCATCTAATTGAAATTCTATAGAACGATAGAAATAGTCTGCAAAATCACTATATCGCTTAGGTGGTGTGGTAGTTCTAAAAACATCAACGGACACCAAATCATCAGCACCTTCAAATAATATCTTTTTTGTTCCTAAATCTTGAATTATTCTTAATTTTCTAAAATAGTCAAAATCACTAGGATATATAATTCTTGGCTCTTCTAAATAAGAAAAGTTTGACGAATTTAATAAAAATAGAAGATTGTTTGGCGAATTCAATAATGGCAATATTTGTATGCCAACAAGTGGAGGAGGATTATCAAAAACTGCAAAAGATTTATCGAACAAAAAGTTTTTATATATTTTTGTATCATCCTCAAAAGTTATTGTTCCAATAATTGCTGGAGGGGTTGGACTTTTTTCTGGTAATGGTGTAGGAATTGTTGGGAAATTAATATCTGGTTTATTTGGAAATGGTCTTGTTTCAAGAGAAAATGGTGGAGCATTTCTAGATGTAATAGAAGCTGGTCTTCTTCTTTCGGTAGTAGATAATAATGCTCTGCGAGCAGTATCTGCAATTTCCGTAGCTGAAAGTATAGTTCTAGATGTAATCGGAGAAGGTAAACCGGTAGATGGTATGATACTTGGTGTTACAGAAACATCTGGTGTTGGTAAACCTTCTGACGTACTTAAAATTTCCCCAGCAAGTTCGATACTGGAAGCAGGAAATGTCAATCCATCTGAGCCGTATGGTAAAACTTCTATACGTTCTCTCGTTGAAATTTCTGGTGGTGTTAAAGTACCCGAGCTTGTTGGTGCAATAGTTCCGCTGTACCCTATGTAAACGTCGCTCAACACATAAGAAAATGAATTTACGTAATTAATTCCATAAAAACGATAATCATACGTTTTACCATAAACAACCTGTGTATCGTCTACTGAAAATTCAATATCTTCATTTCTTGAAAATGAAAAATTATTAACTACACTACCGCTAACACTTTTTTCTACTTGAAAATTTAAATTATAAGCACTCAATTCTGTTAAATTCAAAACACTTGAATAATCTTGTACAAGACTTGAAAGTGTCTTTTGGAAAGAATTAAAGTTTAAGTAAGTAAAAACACTCAAAGGTCTTGATAAATAAGATAAGTAATTTCTATTTTCAGTTGAGTAAAACTTGTATTCACTATATGGATAAACAACAAATCCTGCCGATGCTGAGTCGTAGTTAAACAGATTTGTATAATCTGTATTGTCTACACTTTGTGTACTTTGAATTACAGAAGTTATTACATCATATGTTCTACCATCTCCTCCAACATATGAACCTGCTTCATTTGGTACCAAAAATACTTCGTCTTCTATTACATAAAAATTGCTGCCAGTTATAGAAATTGATGTTGGTTTTGATATTTCATTGTTAAACAAATAATGTGAATTATTAACAACATATGTGTTTAATTTCTTTTCCGTCATAAACGTTTCAACAGGATCAGAATAATAGTTTGATAACTTCATCTTTACGCAATATGGAAAGTTTTCTGACGAAAGTGGAACGGATGAAATATTGGAGTTGGCAGGATCTAAAACATAATTCTTTGTTTTTGTAATAGTGCTGAATTCCGCAGGATCAGTAATTGCCTCAACAGCAGAAGCATAATCTGTGTAATATTTTTCATTTAACAACGATTCTTCAGTAATTGGTACTCTACCATCAAGAGAAACAACTTTTCTAATTCTTTCTGGTTCATCAAAATAAATGTATGAATTACATGCATAAAGATTTGGTATTATTGAATCTGGTAGTGTTGAGCCCGATGAAAAAACATTTTCATATTTTCTATTGTAGAAATTATATTGTGATTCAAACTTGTAATAAAATGGATTTTCTGTATATGTAGTCACACTTTGTTCGGTATGTTTATTAACAGAATATCGAGAATAAAATAACTTTTTTGGAATTGATAGGGAAGGAGATAAAGGAGATGGGGTAATGGTAGTGGTGAGATTTGTTATTAAGTCTTCTAGTGCAATAACAAACAAAGTGCTGTAATAGTCATCTAAATAATCAGTTTCTATAAGAGAAATATCATCAACTATAAAAACAGCTATAAAACCTTTTAAAATTTCTTTATTTATTGTAATTTCAAAACTATTTCTATATCCATACAATGGATCATAATATCTTGGTCCAATTACTACATTAAACAATCCATAAAACGGATGTGTCTCTCTTTGTAAGTTTTCTATTCCATTTGGAGTTTTTACAAAATAATTTGGATATACTGATAGTATTGGGTCTTCTATACCGGATGCAGTATAAAATTCTTTAATAATGCTTATTATCGCACTATCGTCAGTTGTTGTTGGAAAATAAAATTCTCTATTTAATCTGTATCCAATTTCGTGAAACTTTAATTTTAGTTCTCTGTTTGATAAATTGGAAACAAGATTTGGTGGATAATAAGTTTTTTTCATTATAAATCTACAATAAAATATTCATTTGCAAATGGTGGCACAACATTGTTGGATTTGTAAATATTGCCGCCTTCAGTATAAATAGTTCTTGCAAGATAACTCTTCGATTTTGTGTTGTTAGAAATTTCTAATTGTTTCCATTGTCTGGCAACAAAATCATAAATTTGTATTGTATATTGTGGAACTAAAAATTGTTCGTTCATATTAGATAAGTATGCAAAAGAAAATATAGTATTATTTAATGTGTTTATTTTATTTGTCAATTCAATATTAGAAATAATATTGGTTATTTTAGAATTTTTGTCATCATCAATTAAGCTTTTTGTTTCTTTTGTTGAGTCAGTTGGTCGTTCGCCAGATACCTCAAGTGAATCAATTGTTACAGATGAATTTTGAAGAATTCTACTTTTTGTTGAAGCGGAATTACCTAAAGTTGAAATAGAATTTACACTTGTTTTTTTAATTGTTGAACCAAAACTATCAAAAATGAAAGATATATTAGAGTAATCTGATGAATATGAAATTTGTTCATTTTTTAGACTTAGTGAAGAATTGATTATTTTATATGTTATTGGATTTGCTTCATTTATTTGAGATGGTTCTATCATGTATGAAGTTAATAAATTGTTGTTTTTCTCAACAAAGTATTTTGCTTTGCTATTTTGTACAGCTTCAATAGTTGTCTTTGGATTACTTGGAGAATCGGTAAAAGAATCAATAAGAAAATAAAATTTGTTATTTGCAAATTTATTCATATTTCCGTTTTTTGAATAAGTCACATATTTGAATCTAAAACTTGTAAAAATACTCACAATCTTGTTTAATGAATTGTCTGCAAACTTTATAAATTGTTCATGTGCAGCTTTAGTTGATGTTTTAAAGTTTAAAGAGTTTCTAATTTTTTGTTTTATAGCATTATCAATATTTGTATTAGAAAATAAATTAAATAACAAAAACAAATTATCAATTAATAAATCTAACGATTTTTGAGGTGCATTACGAAGATTTATAAAAGTTCCAGAATTAGAAACATTTTGTGTATTTGTAATATATTTTCTAACATCCTCTAAATAACCAAGTGTATCAAAATAAACTCCACTATTTTGATATGGTGAAGGGTTGTAATATTGAGTGAAAAATACTTCATAGTAATTAACACTAATTGTATAATTAAATTGCTGTTTTATACTTTGAGGCATTTCTTCAAAAAATGAAAAACATATATTTTCGTCTGTTGTAAGCTCGTTAATTAATGTAACGTTTTTGTTTGCACTTTTTATTGTTTGATAGGAAGTAGAAAAAGAACACACTTGCTCTTTAGAATCAAGATTGTTTTTAATTACTTCAATATTTATACAATTATTGTTTGCTAAAACACTCTCAATTTCTTGTATTGTGTGAGCATTATAAACATTGCCAAATAAGCAGCTATTGGTAATAAACTTTTTGATATTAAAGAAGAAATAGCTTCTTATAATGTTATTTTTATAATCATATGAAGTGAAGATATCTGATATATAAGATGGTTTTTCTTCAAAAGTGGTATTGATTGTAATGTTGTTAGTTAAATCTAAATAAATATTGTTTAATTCGTTAATTTGTCTAACGTCACTTACAATGTTGTTTTCTGGTATTTGATCAATTACGATTTGGTTTTTTACCAAAACATTGTATTTTATTAATTCAATATTGTAAATTTCTTTTATTGAATCATATAAATCCTGTTGTGTACCTGTTAAATCGTTTTTTTGATAATAAGCTTTGAAATCCAATGAAGCAATAATAACCAAAATTATATCTTGTTTTGGATCAATATTGTCAATAAATACATTTGAACCAATGTTTGGCATTTGATTTGCTTGAGCCAATGTTTGCGGCATTTGGTTGGCTTGGGCAACACTTGGAATATTTGATAATTTCAAAGTTTGAACAATTACGCTTTTATCAATAGATTTTGCAAGTTCAGATATGGAATTAGATGAATATTGTTTTTGATTTATTGATTGATAAAACTTATCATATTGTTGTTGTTGACCAAAAACGATAAAATCTATATTTGTATAGTTTAAAAAGTTAGGATCGTTTATTATAGGTAATAAATTGTTTTTTATATTTGATAATTCAAAAAATATATTTATGTTATTTGATGTAATTTCGCTAGATTGTGTAGAGCCGGGAATAGAAGAAACTTGTGTAAAAACATTATTAAGGACAATACTATTGAGCGATATCGAAGGTGTAAAAGGATCGCTACCTATTCTTTCAAAAACTTTCATTAACAAGATTCTCCATCTGGTGGCAATCCGTCGTATAAGCCACTAGTTCTTATACTTTCTCTTATATCATCACATATAGAAATATCATCAAATATTAAATCGATATTATCTTGATCACGCAAAATGTATCTACAAGCATCTAAAACGCCAATTTCTCTATCAACAGAAATATTGAAGAAGTAATCTGCATATGTTTGATTTAATTCTTCTAAAAACATATTTGAATTTTGCACGTATAAATCGGTCTGCTCGTCGTAATTAGTTATTTCTTTTGAGAGTTTTAGTTGTGTATAGATTTCTTTTCCATCTTCTTCTGATACTTTATAGACTTCGTATTCAAAAGCGTCATGTTTGAAATCACAATTATGTTCAATAATTTGGAACAAAATTGGTTTATTTACACAGATGTATGTAAATTCATCTAAATTATCGGTGGTTTCTTCAAGTTCTGATAAGACTCTTAGCGAACGATTTGTTTCTAAAACGTCTGCATCTGCCTTGATGAATAATGTATCAACTTCAACATTAAATTGTGGTATTGATGCGCTAATGACATTTAGATTAGTAAATGTGCGAGAGCTAGATGTAAAATTAGTTGATAAGTTATTTATTTCCCAAGCAGGAATATAATGGTTTGATATTGTTGAATTTGATAAACTATTATATGCAACAATTGGTTTTCTTATAGCGTGATTAGACTTTTGAATTCTAAAAAGTTGCTGATTTAAATCAAAATTTATAATTGGTCTTAATTCTTTAAAATCATAAAAAGTTTTATGAACCGGTGTTTCATCTTGAATACGCACTTCTGCGTAGTTTGTATTTTCTTCAACTCCTGCATAGTCCGAATCGTATAGTACATCATCATCGTGCAAAGAATAATATGCAGGTTTTAACAAACCTCTTGACAACAAAAGTTTACCATATTGCGTTAGTTCAATATCATATACTTCTTCTTTGGAATTAAAAAATGCCATATTATAAATATCCGGAAAATTGTTTTTTATCGAAGCGTTGTTTTAACTGGTGGTTCAATTATTCTCTCACTTGCACTTCCAGTATCAGCACTACTTAAATCCTCAACAAATATTGGAGTGGTAATGGCGTCGGTAGTTACACTTACGCTTGGGATGCCAATTTGATCAGCAATTTCAATATTTCTTATTCTTTCACGTAGTTCTGCTGCATTTGCAAATGCTGTAGAGCTTAAATCTGGTATATTTGAATTAGAAGCATTTGAAAGATTGTTGGCATCTAATACTGGAATATCACCAATGTCTGCTCTTATTCCAACAGGAGTTGAGAAGAATTTTAATTTTGCATTTATTTTAGCCATTTCTACTAAAGAGAAATTATCATAAGGCCAATTGAAAGAAAAATCTAATTCTTCTGTACCAGCAAATCTATCTGTATCTGGTCTTCCGATTGATTGAATTTTGTTGATTGTATTTACGAAAGAATTAGTTTTTAATGATTGGAATAATTTATTGTTATAATTATTTTTTGCTTTCTTCTTAACTTTAAATACAAGCCATCTAATTTTATCAGTTATTTCGTTTGCATCTAGCAATTCGGAATCATCAAAAGTTAATTCGTGAGTAATAGATTTGCTTTGTTCTGCAAAATTATATGAAATACTTGGCATTATTCCTTGCCAAATATTTGCCAAATCTTGTTGAGTCAAATTATATTCAAATTCAAAAATATACATACTAAATGGAACAACTCCATCGTTTTTCATGAAATCCATACCGGGTGGTATAACATATTCTTGCATCAATGAAATTTGACGTTTAATGGACTCTGGTACTAATGCATCATCGGCAAAAGTGGTAGTTGCAGAAGCTGGTGATTTTAAGAAAGAAACATAGTTTTTGTTAGTTGTATTGTAAGAGAAGAACACTCTTAATGGTGTACCACCTGTTTCTTCCAGTAAATATGGTATCGCAACAACTGCTTCTTTGATATTCTTGCTTTTAGCAAGTTGTCCAAGTCTTACTGGTTCTTTGGAGAATCCTACAACGTCAGCCAAAGAACCTGTTGCTGCAAGACTTCTTCCTGTTGGTTCTGCTCTTTTTTCGTCAGCTTCAGCGCCATATAGTATATAATCATTTGGTATATCAGTAACTTGTAAGAAAATACCATCTGCCGTTCTTCCAACACCTTCTATTATTGAGCCAAGTTGGTGCCAAACACCAGCAGTTTCGTTGGCTTGGCTACCAGAGTCAATCGTGATTGTGGACGCATAATCTAAAATTGGAGTTTCAAATTTAGTTTGTATTGCCCAAACTTTTGAACCTTCTACGGTAGTTGAGTTATTTGAAATATTATTTAAAGTTGTTTGGTCAATATTGATAACATTAAATAAGTTCAACGATGCACTTGCTTGCATTGAGTTCAAATTAAGTTTGCCATATGCAAGAGGTGCAGAATCGTCAGATAAGGTTCCAGAATTAAATTCGTATCTTAAATAAGAGGCTGTTATATTGTTAATAATTTCATCCAAACTTGGTCTATATGGAACAGAACCAGTTGGATTGTAGGTCAACAATACCCAAGCTTCACCATCATAATATGGAGGAGTAAATGGAGAATAATATCCATTTGATGAATCTATATCAGACACAGAACCGGAAACTAAACCACCATTAACTGGAGGGCCGAAAGCACTAGCTCTATTGTACATTAAAATGCTTTCTCTTTCTTTTGGCAAGAATTGTGGTCTTGTATAATTTGTGACCAAAGGACCGGGAGTTTCCACGTTCAATACTGGACTTGCTTTACTCTTATAAAGCTTAATTAACGCACGATATTGTTTGTTGGGTTGAACGATTTGGAAATTTATTTCTGGCTTTGAGATTAGTGAAGTTAATTTACCTTCTGGTAAATAAAAGTCTACTATTTCAGACAAGAAATTGTGTATTGCATACTTATACAATTCTGTATATGATGTGCCTGTCCAAGAACCAGTTATGTTTAAAGATGCAGATGGATGTGGGTAAAGATCAATAATTGATTTACGTTTTAAGTAACTATCTGGATCATATAGCGTTTCAAATGGTAATCTAGCATCAAATGTAGGATTATTGATTTTATAATCAATAGCGCCAGATGCAGATGCAGTAGCATCAACATAACTTGAAGTTACTAATATACTTGAAGTTAAAACTGGAAAATCAACAGCAATACCAGATTTTATGGTGTTATACATAATACCGGGTGCAAACATAGGAGTCATAAAGTTTCTAGTTGCAACATTTGTATTTGTATATTCATTTTCTGGAATTGCGCTACTTGTCCAGAATAGACTACTTGTTACTATTGTTCTGTAAAAATACTCTGCTAAATCTAATGTTCTGTTAACTGGATAGAAAGAATCTTCTGGATTTAATTTAACTATTGCATCGCAAATTAATGTCAAGCTTGCAGTCTTTGTGATTGATGACATATCTGTCATAACTTGTTCTGCTAACTCAATTGTGTTGCTTTCAAAGTATGTTACTTTAAATTCTTGTGGTCTATCTGGTGGATCTGCTGGTGAACCGGGCAATACCATTGTATTTAATTGTTCATCTTCCAGTAAAAGATTATTTACTGCCAATACCATGTTTCTATCTGTATTGGAAATTCTGTACTCTGGCATAATTTGATAATTTTTGCCTTTGTACTTGATCATACCAAACCAATCATTGTAAGAATCGTAGTATGGCTTATTATATTCGCTGGTTTCTGGGACTTGCCATTTTGCTGTTCCGTCGAACAATCCATTTGTTGTGTTCAAATATTGTGTACTTGAATCATATCCGGTCTTAACACTAGGTGAAGCCCAGCTATTATTAGAGCCAAGCATATGCTTGAAAGAGTATAGAACACTTGCTGTAATGCTACTTGTAACTCCATTGTGAATAGAAGAATAGGCATTTTGCAACACACCATCACCACCAGATGAATTGCTTAAATATGGTGTTGACAAATCAATTCTACTATCTAAAGGCCACGCACTTTGTGTTGGAATTGTTCTAGATGTTGCTGGATCAATGACGGATGTGTCTTGTCTGTTTGCTCTTGAATCACGCCAAGTGTCAAATGTATATGTTGTTCTTCTACGAAGTCTGTTGATAGTAGAGAATTCAAATTGTGGATATATTTGCACTTCGTATGTTAAGTCCAACAATCGCAAATTTGGATTGATGAACAAATTTGTTAGCAACAATGAATAGCTAGACAATCCAGATGATGGAACAACGATTTTATTCTTTATTCTTGGACTTTCATATTTTTGTAAGTTATTTCTAAATGTAGTTTCAATTTCATAGCTTGATGAATCGTAAGTATTCAATAATTGATATTTCAATGTTTCATTGAAATAAACAGATGGTTCTTCGTAGTTGTTAAGCTTTCCTCTGCTATCAACAAAAGAAAACTTTGCATTTTTATCAAGTGCAGTAATTATCTTATTTTTTGCTCTTACTTGTTTAAAAGAAGAATAGCCATAAGGACCATTTCTGTTTAAATTAACGCCATTTAAAATTCTTGGTATTCTAGCAATATTTATGGTTGCAAAATCAGTTATATAATTAGTCTCAGTTGTTGTACCAAGTGTATTGCTTCCTGTTATAACCACATCATTAATAATCGTGTTCATATGTGCAAAATCAACTGGTATTGTTGGGTTTTCAAGACCATATAGGTTACTGGCTCCACTAACACCAACCAAACTTTGTGTTAAAAGAGTCAAAATTGGAACATAAGAAATAGAACCAGTTGGTAGTGATTCTGGAAGGTGTCCTTGGTATTCTAATAAATCTTTATTAGTAGAGGAAACAGAATACTTAATCCAAGAATATTGAGCATCTGTTTTTGGAATTTCATAACGATAGAATCCGTTATCATATTTTTGTGTTGTGACAACAGAAGTACCAGAATATTGTGTCTGCCAACCGCCATTTCTTGGAACTTTGTGTAAAGAAGCAATTGTAGTAGAGCCACTTTGATAACCAGCAAAAGATGGAATTGCTGTCAATGGATTTAATTCTTTGTTTGAGCCAGAAATTATTTCTGGTATGTAAAGTATTGAATCATTTGTTAAAACAGGATTGACTCTTCTACCATCACCAATGATCTTTCTATTCTTAAATGGTTGAACGTTATATGGTGATAATTCTTCTGCATAAAGATTCAAATAACCTCTCGACATTGTTCTATAATCGCCGGGAGAGGAAAACTTGTTTCCTATTATTGTTTCAGAACGAAGTTGTGTTGGTAAGGTAAAGTTTACTCTACCATCAACAATATCTGTACGTAAAATACCGAATAGCTCTGTTTGTGACAAGCTAGAAGTTGCATTATCAACTAAAAGTTTATTATTATTGGTTTTTCCAAATGTATGGAAATATTCATATCTGTGATAGAAATTACCAATTGAAAGAGTACCAGTTGGTGGCGAAGAAGGACGAGCAAGAACAGCAGGACGAGTAGAGCCTATGTTTTTAATATTGTATGGAGATTTAGCGGTAAAATCTCTGTAATATGTTGCTCTCTTGTGTACTCTAACTGGATATGATGGTTCGTCTGGATTTCCTTCTGGATATGGATAATCAGCACCTACAAATCCAAGAGTTGCTTGGTAAGAAGAAGTTCCAAGTTGTCCAATTAATAGTTTCCATCCTTCTGGGCGTGTTGTGTAATCATCTGTTCCTTGATTAAGTTCAATGTGTCTAGATTGTAAACCACCCATCCATTGATTGGTAAATGGACCTTGTGCGGGGATTTCTTTTTGATCACCATACGAATCATTGTGCAAGTTTGTGATAATTACCCCACTCATAAATCTATCAACAACTTCAGCATTATAGCCGGTTGTGACATTACCACTTACAAAGTTTGCTGGGATTGCTAAATCAGATTTTAATACTTCTCCATATCCCAAGGAGGAAGAAAGATAATCGCGACCATGAACAACATCAAAACTATATTTTACTTTTTTAGATGGGTTGTAAATATCGTTACAATCTTTTATAACTGAGCTTGTATTTTCAACGCCGATGAAAAGATAATTTGCTGGTACATTTATTACGTCATCAGCATCCATTGGTCCGTGTGGAGCCGTGGCAATTTTCATAAAATCAATTTTCTTATTCTTGTGGAAATTTGGTCCACCTTTATATTCGTCAGAAAAATCAACTTTATATCTTTGAGCAGTTGTAAAAGAACGATTTAAAGCTTGTAATGTTACAGAAAGTATTTGTTGTCTTGTTGTATTGACAGAAGAAACTGAGGATGAAATTGGAGCAACATTACGTTCAGCTTTTGCGTTCCAATATAAACAATTTTCATCTTCTAAATTGCTTATTGGTCTATGTCCAAACTTCCAATTATACAAATGTATATTGATTGTATTCATACCAGCTTCTAAAACTGGGTCTGTAAATTCTAAAGTTGGGAACTTATATTGATGTTTGTTTCTTGTAAATGCATGATTTTCAACAACATTTAAAAGACCATGTGATGTTTCTGCTGATGCTGGAACAAGTTGCAACAACAATTTACCAAGTGATGAATCGATCCACTTATAGAAATCTAAGTATTTATCAAGTTCTGGTTCATTTTGAACTTCTTGGAAGAAAAGTGTGCGTAAGTAACGTAAATCTTTATACTCTTTTCTATATTTGTTTACCGGATCACCAACTAAATTATTGAAATTAACGATTGTGCTAAACATTTTTAGCATTTCATCGCTAATTGTGCGATACATACTCTTTTCAAAAGAGAAGAAATAGTTTATAGGTCTTGTGTCTCTAATTCTTGTTTGATTTTGTTCGTCAGTTGTCAAAACATAGACAAGATTTGAATTTTGGATATTTTCAAATTCATTTATTCTGGAAGAAAACAAATATTGAGTATCAGTTATGGTGTTATCGTTTTGCAAGAAATAATCACCACGACCAATATAATCATACTTTTTGATGTTGTTGAAAACACTTCCATATCTATCGTATGTTAGTGAGCCGGATGTTAGATCGTTAACAATGAATTTGCCGTCAGATACATTGAGAACTCCAGAACCACCATCTGAACCTGTAACTAAATTAAAGTCCCAATGAAGTAAAAGAGTGTCTAGTTTTGGAATCCAAAAGTTGTTTAAGTTACCATCGGTTAAATAATATGATCTACCTGCTAGTTTAGAACCATAATTATCTGAATCTCTTGCGTGTGACTTAATCTCTTCATTGTCGAGATAAGAAGACCAAACTTTTAAATCTAAAACTTTAATGTCGCTTTCTTTTACCAAAGAGCCAGTAAAGTTTGTTCTTTCTGCACCAACATAAACTCTCTTATTGGCTCTAGCCATATTTGAGCCAGATGCATAAGGAATAACCGCACTAGAACTAAATTCACGTATTATGGTATCGCCAATAGTGCTAACGCCATAAAACTCTAATGTATAACTTCCAGAGGTTGTTCCGCCAACCAAATCTGCATTACCAAGTGCAGTTGGTAAGAATCTAACAGCAAAATTCCATTTTTCATTATCGTAAACATAAAGATTATAAGATGATGAAAGAACGGGAATTGATGGATTTGAAGAAGATAAATAAAAGGTTGCGTGCTCAGACTCGTATTCTGGTCTTACAGCAAATACTTGGAAATTAAAATAATCATTTGCTGCCCAAGTTAAATCTGTGCTGGTTGAAACAGCAGAGTGTACACCAAATATTGAAGATGTTAAAAATGTAGTTGGGAAAAAGTTATTTTGTGTCTTTTTAATCTTCTTTGGGAATATAGTATCAATTTCAAAAGTAAGTGGTAAATAATCGTATGATGAAGAACCTAAAATGTATGAATTTGATGCACCATAAGAAGATGTAGAGAATTGATATATAGTTGAACCAAATCTGTCTGGATCGTTAAAGTTGAGTGACTTTTTCTTTAATGATATGTTTGTTAAGTCGTCTCTTACGATTTTAGAATCATTATTTGCATAAATGTTCATTTTGACGATTGATTCATCAATGCCAAAACATCTTAATAAATTACGGAACGACTTTTCTGTACCTTTAGACTTGTAAATTCCTTGAAGATTGCTGTAGATGTTTTCATAAATTATATTTTTAACTTCGTTAAGTTTATCTTCATATGTTCTGTCTTCATCTCTTGACATTACTTGCTCAAACAAAGTAGCATCAATGAAAATATCTGGTGTTATAAGTCCGAGTGATTCACCCAACATTTTAGAAAATGGAAATGGTTTTTCATCAATTTGAACATTAGAATAATGTTCTTTAATGTTGGTAAAGTTTTTAATTTGTAAATATAAAGAATCTAAATAACTTGACACAATTTGTGTAAGTTTTAGCAACTCTCCAGTATCGGTATTGACCATCCAATCTGGGAAAGAACGATAAAGAGAGTTTGGATTTATATAATCATGATCTTCGCCAAGTGTTGTGTAGAGAGTTAGCGCAGAAACAACATCTGGGTGAGTTGAGTAGATGATTGGGTCACGCTCTTCTGGACTTAATTCAACTGCATACGAGTCAATAGCAGAACCAGTATTTCTTGAATTGGTTGTATATCCTGTCCAAGCACCATTTGTAATTCTTCCAGAATAATCTAAAACGATGGAATCTACAGAACTTGTTAATGTAATGCCTTCGTTAAACTTGTAGTATACACCCAAGTCTGTATTTGCTTCGTCTGTATTTGCGCCACCATGAATATTTGTCCACCAATATCTTCCAATATCTTTAGAAGTTCTTGCGGTTTTCCAATATCTAAATTCATCAATAGAGCCAGATAGTTTACCCCAACCAATATCAGTTGCTGTGCCAGATACTGCTGTTCTTAATGCGCCAATGTTAGCCAACATTGAACCAGTAACTTCGCCAATGTTTATTCCACTAGCAATAGTTTGATTTAATTCGCCATTAACATAAAACTTAACATTTATTGTGCTACCAGAGTTTTGAGCGACTACTGCATAATGATTCCAAGCGTTATTAGCCACAGAAGCAGTTGTGATATTACTTCCAATATTAAGAGAAGAAAATCCGGTAGTACCAGACAAAATTGTAAGGTAAAATGGTGAACCAGTAGTAGTTCCAGATAGTTCAAGTGTTAAACGACCATAAGTTGCACTTGATGATGTTTCATTATTCCATAAGTCAAAAATAACTTCTTTTGATGTGCTGGAGTTTATGAAGGATTGTTTTTTAAGCCAAAATTCAGTTGAAACACCGCCAGATAAATTAAATTCTAGATTGTTTCCTCTTTGGACGGCTAAATTAAGAACGTTAGATTTTGGAGATTGATTGCTTGCGTCTTTGAACTTTTCAATTAAAGTATTACCAGAATTTGTGTTTGGTCCACCTTTAATTGAAATATATTCTTTGGTTGTTGGTTCACCATAACCACTTACAAGACTTCCAATTCTAGCACTCCAACCATTTGGAGAAAACGTAGCATAACCAGTAGTTCTTGGATAAACGTTTTCATAAATCCAAATATCTAATAAAGAAGATGAATTTTCCCAATCAATCTTTTCTTTCTTTGAACCATCGTATGGGAATTGTTCGTATATTCTGGCAAATGCGTCTTGGTAATATTGTTTTGCAGAACCATAAATAGCAAAATTAGATGCTGTTGAATAATCAACAGCAAATTCAATTCTATTCTTTTCATAAGTATATGAGTCTAAAAGTTGTACAGATTCAACATCTTCTGCTATTTGTTCGTTGCTTATAGGTGGTAATACTTTCGTAACATTAAATAAATCTTTAAGACTCATTACTTTCTACTCTAAATTTAAATGTTTGAACTTGTTCTTTCCAACGGGTCGTTGCTGCATCATAAAACATAAGCTTTATTTGATACATATAATCTGGTTCTAACATATTCATATCTAGGTCAAAGTAACTACCAGAAATATCATATGATAAACCTGTTGATTGTATGCTTCCTGTGTCGTATGGTATAACTTCTAAATTATCCGACACTCTTACAATTTTGTATGATGCGCTTTCGATAATCTCCGATTGAATTTCACTTGTTGCTACATTGTAAATAGTAGGGTTCCAATCTTTTCTACGAATAAAGAAACGGAATCTTGCTTGTTCTGTAGAGTCATAAATTGGTTTTCCATTTAATAAAGAAACAACATAATTGTTTGTTGGATTATAATCTTGTGCTTCTAAATCTATTATATCGATAGAACCTGTATAAAAACAAGTAGTTAAACTTGAATTAAACCATCTATCAAACACTTGTGATGCTGTTGTATTCAAAGCAAAAGAAGCTGTGTAAATACCAGTAGAATACCAACCACCAGTTACAGGATTATTTGGAGTTGCTGCTATGCTTTCGCTTCCAGAAGAATCAGTATAAATCTTTACATAAATTTGTCCAGTTCCAATAGAGGGGATATTTTTCAATTGGCCTCTAACGACATTATAAAGATATATAGTATTTAAGTTATCTGCTGCTGATGCCAAAGAACTGCTGGCGTAAAAGGTTCCTCTATTGTCACGACGTATAGAATTCCATCTTGCTTCCAAAACGGGACGATAAAAGAAGAACTCCGATCCTCTAGCAAAAAACTTCTTCGTATAAAAAGATTTCGCTTGTTGTTCCAAACTTGAAGATAATCTAACTCCAAATCCATAATTTTGCTTTGTTCCTGCCAACCATTGTTCAACCATTGAAGAAACATCTACTACCAAGTTTTCAACACCAGTATCAAATGCTTGTGTAGCTGTTGGACTTGTGTGATAATCACCACCCTGTGAAGCCCAACTAGATGTTCCAGAACTAGAGGATGCGGCATTTATCCAATTTGCAGTTCCAATATCTGAATATTCTTCCATATCCAATCCCTCACCTTCGTCCCAAGAGGAGGAGACTTGATTGACAACTAATGTAAAATCTTTTGGTGTTGTAGAAGAGTGTTTAGCATTATATAATTTTAAATACCAACTTACAGAACCGGAAGCTGGTATTAATCCTGCGGCTCTATCTAAGGAAATATCACTTGTTGGAAATTGTACGAGAACTCTGGATAGTTCTGAAGAAGATGGGTTTGATTGCCCATAAATACTAAAAACTTCAAGTATGTCGGACAAACCCATGTTGCCACTTACACCTCTTGATACAAGATTGGCCTTAAATGCGTTTGTAATTGTTGTATCGGCATTAGCAAAATATCTTTTTATTGCCATTAGGAAACGACTCCTTTGATATCAAGAAATGGAAATTTCACTTCATATATGACGTTCTTTGGTGCTTTAATATACTTTCCGTCATATGTCAATAGTTTATCTAAATTTAAATAAGAATTAGAATAAACACCACCAATTTTTGGTGTCACTCTTACACTTGTTGTGTCTAGAACTTGTGGCAACTTATTTAAGATATTATAGATTTTTGCAATTGAAAATGATTCGCCAATATCCATTTTGTCTATAAATGCTGTTTGCAGACTTGTCAATGCAACATTTAATGTTTCTACTTTGTCGTAGTTTACGTTTGAAATTACATCAAAATCAATTGCAACGTTTACAATTACTGCATCTAAAATGTCAATTGTATCATTGATCATTTTGTGTTGAACAAGCCAAGTTTTTAAGTTTTCTTTTAATACTCTATTGGCAAGAATTAAATTATTATTATTGTTTTCAGAAACAACATAAAAATTAATATTTCTCTTAAAAGAATCATTGTCTTGCGACAACGTACATCTTTTAATTTTACCATAATTTGAAGGCATAGAATAAGCTAATGTTTGATAATCAATTGCAGAAACTGCTCTTTTTTGTGCTGCATAATAATCAAGAGTGTTAACTCTTAATTCTTCAGTTTGATCTAATCTTACTTCGCCAATAAATGGAACATTATTTGTAACTTCAACACTTGCAATAACTTGTTGTCTTATGTCTCCCAAAGTTTCAGTAAGAAATGGAAATACAAAGTTTGGTGTTACAATTTTATTTATTGTATTAGCTGCAACGTTGGAAAATGCTGCATTTGCTTTTCTATAAGTAATCGTCAAAGTTGTACTTGCTGGGGCAACACCAAATTTGTCGGATTTTATTAAGTTTGTTGGGTCAAATGCGCTTTCGGTAAAGTAGTCTTTAGCGTGCATTTGAATTACTACTTGTGCTGGGTCTACAACGGAGCTTGTGTTTAGTTCATTTTCTGAACCATAGCCAAATTGTAAGATTGTTGTAATTCTAGATTTATTGACAACAAATCTTCTTGGAACCGGAAATGGTTTTAATATAGAAGGTACTCCGTCACTTTGGAAATTAAAGTTTGGAATTTCTCTGAATATTACGTCTTGAGATAAATGGTCTACTTCATAATATTGATTTCCATCAGAATCTACTACTGAAACAATCTCCAAAACATCTGGATCGTTTAGGTCTACTTTTCTAAATCTTTCAAATTCTCCAACATCTATTTGTACTTGTGTAAAAAATCCAGATTGCGCTAGACCAGAAGCTTTAATGGCATATTTTGTTGGAACACCTGTGGTGGTATTTACGTTTGCGACAACCACTTCATTGCTTGTGTCAGCAAAATTTATATCTTGCATTAATGTAAAATATTGACCACCAGTTGAAGAAATTGTTGAATCTTTTTTGAGTATTGGTATATAAGCTGGATCTGGCGAAAGTCCGTCTGTACTTGCTGGAACTGATATATAAAAAGTTACTTCTCCAAATGCTGTGCTTCGTGTGGTATATTTATAACCAAGTTGATTTGCAATTTTTAAAACATTGTCAAATTCTGTCGCAGTATTTAAAAAACTTTCATTAAACTGATAATCAAGATAAAATGATAAAACGTCACCAATATAACTAACAGAATCAAGGGTTAAGGAGCCAAATGATGCCTCGTTAAAGTCGCTATAGGTATTTGGATAATATCTTTTAGCATACTCAACAAGGTCACTTTTAATAGAATTAAAATCTCTTGATGTATATTTTATAATTGGTATTCTTTTGTTGGTCATTTATTAATCCCTTATCTACTAATAGTTTCTTGCAATGTTATTTCACCAACGCCAGTTACACTAAAGCGTAAAATGATCTTTAAAAAGTTCGTATCTCCATCATTTGATATTTCGTTATTTTCATTAACAGCATAAATTTCTAAATTTATTATGTTCACATAAGGTAAATATGTTCTTAATTGATTTACTATTCTTGATCTTATCTGATCTCTTGTAAAAGAAAGGTTTGGTTCAAATAAATATTTTTTTATACCAACCCCAAAGTTAATATCCCACACTCTTTCACCGGGTTCGGTATACAAAACCATCCTAACATTTTGTACAGCTACATCTTGAAGAGTTTGTAGCAATGCATATCCATCATTTGGATCTAACATCAATGGATATTTAGGAGAATAACCAGCCATTGTTATAAATAGATCAACAATTAGATTTTGTTGGATCTTCAGAAGTACCCTTGAAGCCAAAATCAAATTTAGTATTTGTTTTAAATCCATTTTTGGCATATTGAGTTATTACTTCTGCCGCATCCACACCCCAATATATGTAACCCCAAGGTGGAATAAGTGGTGGTCCAACACCAACTGGTGGTGGAATTGTAAATACTGGTAATAGACCAAGAGAATATGGAACAATTGGCAACTTTGGAGCACCCAAAGATTCTGCAACTTTTCTAATCTTTGTAGCAATAGCAATATTTGGATCGTATGTTTCTTCCAAACCTTTCAATACTTGAACGGGTGCAGTAATTAAAGCTTTTGCTATTTGTAAGTTTATTCCAAGTGATACGTCTTCAAATAAGTTAGTAGGTCTTTCACAATCAAGTTTTTCTTGATTACCTAATATAATATCATGTATGCTTGTAACAGAATTTGTTGAACCATCAACGGCAGAGTTGGCATTTTCATAAGTTTTTAATAACATATTTATGTGTGCAATACTTGCAATATTTAAAATTTTGTTTAATGGAAAAACATAGTTTGAAAATAAAGTGAAATTACTTTCATCCAGCATTGCTGTCTTTAATTCTGGTAATCTGTTTGTCATAAATCTCAATAATTGCTCGTTTGTTAATGGAGCACGATTATAAGAAGCAGAAACGCTAGATAATTGTAGAGAAACTTTGTAAAAATCTGTTAAGACAATAATATTCAATTTTAATGTCAAATCATAGCCAGTAGAAGTTTCTTGCGATAACATTTCCAAATACAATCTGGACGAATTTGGCAAATCTGAATCTATAGAGTTAACAATATTGTTATATTCATCTAACGAAATACCAGAACCTACTGGAGCCGCACGACCATCCAATCCAGTTACTGGAATAGAATCAAGCAAATATTCTTTTGCTGAATAAAGCTTTGTACCGAAGCTTGTTAATGGTGCAACTGAAAAACTATATCCATTATCGAATCCTTCTTGAGTAAAGAATTGATTAAATTTATCACTTATAAATAAAAATTCTTGTAAAAACAAATATTTGACATACTTGTCTACATTTGAATCTAAATTTTCATCCGTTAATGGTATGTCAAATTCTATCTTTTGATTGCTTATTGGATCATAAAATTCTTCACCATCAGAAAGCTTTTTCTTTAACTCTTCGTTTAAAAACACATAAATACTATTTTTGTATGTTGGTATTTTTGTGTTAATTCTTTGAACAAAGATGTTGTAACAATAATCAACAAATGTACTATCTTTGTAGTTTTCAGATTTATAAAATTCGTTATTGTCAAAAACAGATGAAATAAATAAATTTTGTAATTTTACATACATTATTAATAATCTACATAAAATTTTAAAATTCACTTTTAACATTACAAGTTTTAATGGTTCAATAACTTCATCTTGGCTTGCATTTATAAGGAAACAAGGATTGGATATAACTTCCGCTATTGTTGATGATTTGATTTGTTGTAAATCTAAAATTTCAACATAATTTGCATTTTTATAAAAATCTAATCCAGTAAATTCACCTAATCCCGTACTACTTCCAGTAAGTAATGTTTCTCTAAAAAATGCACTTTTATTTCCAGAATAACTAAAAATATCTATTAGTTGTGAATATGTGGATAAATATAGGTCTTTTATTTTATTGTCAGTTAATTGAGAAGAGATAGTATTATATTCAACTTCGGTAAATAAACGAGAGGAAAAGTCATTTATTAATTGTCTTTTAATAAAATCGTTAGCAAATACAGAGAACGGATCTTCAGTAACGTTTGGATAAGGTTCTGGTAATGAAGAAGAAATTTCGTATGTATTTTCTAGTATTATTTCATCAAATAAACTATTATTTTGTACATAATAACTAAAATTTTGTATTTCTATGGGGCTTGGCATTTTATACCGCTCCTGTAATGTTAACTACTATATTGTCAAGCGAAGGTATTGAGTCGAAATCTGGAATTGTTTGTTCCTGTCCAAATGGAACGAACTTGTTTGGTATGTTGATAGTTACAGACATATTACTTATATCATAAGAAATAAAGTCTTTAATTCTTTTTACTCTTGTACCGCCAATATAAAAAGAACTTGAAGAATAAAAGCCATACTTGTTGTCATAAAGATCAGAAGCTATTTTTTCAGTATTTATATAATTTAAGATATAAACATTATTTGAACCTAAAAGTTCTCTTGCTTCTTTTTTAGAAGTTACAGATATAATCTTTTGTGTATCTATATTACCATCATCATCAACAGCTTTTGGATATTGTCTATCTAATGACACAATATCGGTGTTAGCATTTTCGTCACATATTGTGAAAGAACCAAATGAAGTCTTTTGTAAAAATGTTGGGTTTAATCCATTATTAATAGTTTGAGTATTTCCCTCGCTATCCACAAATGAAAGAGTTGTAAACTTTGGAATTACAGGTTCTTCTTCGTTTAGTTTTTTATCTTGTGTGAGTAAAGTAGAGGCAAAAGTATCTACTTCTTTTACGTATGTGTTATAAAAAATATTATACGTATAATCAAGAGTAGAAGAAAGATTGTCAGCCAAATGTGGCATATCATCTGCTGTTACTATTCCTTGTTGTCCGTTTCTACAAAATACTTCTTGATTTTGTCCAAATATTCTGTCTGGATTATTTCTTAGTGTTGCAGCAAGTTCCGTCAATCTTTCAAGACTTTCTCTTGTTCTTTCTCTTTCTCTTCTAATTGCTTCTTCTATTTCTTCGTCTGGTAAACCTTTATCACCCAAAAACCTTCTTCTAACAGAAGAACCATCTTCGGTAAAGCATAGGTCTGGTCTTGTATAAAGTTCTTCGGCACTATCTCTAATAGTGGAACAAAAAACTGGATCTACTTTTGAGCCCAAAAGAACAAATAAATCTTTTATTCTTGTTCTGGTATTTAACGCAAGACCCATGTTATTTGAGTATTCAAATTTTATAAGCTCTTCAATGATTTGTAGCGTTTGTTCGCTTGGAGAACCTTCAAATAAATCACAAATTTCAAGTGGTGTTAAGATTGAAGATAAATCGTCAAGAAAATCCATACCAGATTTTACATTAGAATTATCAAATGGTACTTTTTCTTCACAACTTTCGCCCATCATCAATTCTGTAGATGGAACACCATATTGATCAATTCCAAACAACAAAAATGCACCATTAACAAATTTTTCTGTAATTTGTTGTGCATCTTCTATTGCATTTTGTGCTACTTCCGTAAATGAACCTTGTATTGCCGAGACTATATCTTGTCCACCATATAGGTTTTGTAAACTCAAACCACTAGAACAAAATTCAGCTATTATCTGTAATAATTTTTTAAGAATTGAAATTATAAATTTAATAATTAATTTTAATAATGAATTAAGCAATCTTTTTAAAAAGTCAGAGCTAATATCGAATATTGGATATGGTGCAGGAATTTCAAAATTAGGAGGATTACAAACTAAATCAACAGCATTTTTTAATAATTGTCCAATTTCAATTTGTATATTTGACAAACCATTTGCAGTTTCTTCTAACGAGCAAGCAACAAAATTATCAAGCGCAGCATTAACAACGGCATTACCTTGTCTTACTTTTTCAATATCTAAATTGTCATAATTTTCGCTAATTACTTTATTTAATGTGTCTTCAACTTCTTGTTTTGATGAACAAGCAAGTAATTTATCAATTAGATCGTTTTTTATCTTAATTGCTAATGCGTTGTTAGAAAATTGTTCTAAATCAAAGCAATATTCGTTTGTTTCTGCCATTTTAATTTACACTCATTGACATTTTTTTTGCTACTTCTTTAACTATTTGATCGTAACTTGCTGATTGCAACTCCAAAGAACGATATTCGTCTAATGTTAAATTCATTTTAAGTATATATCTTAGTGCATCTTCGTTTAAGCAACCAATTTCAATTAAAAGCTGTTCATATACAAGTTGTTGTTGTTCTTTTGGTAAATATGGAATAATATCATTTATCATTTTTTCATAATCAAAATTTGTAAGTTCTGTAATTTCTAAAATTGTCTTTATTTCAATTGGAGACAAAATTGTTCTAGCTAACGACATTAAACATCCAAGACCGACATTTGTTAGTTTACAGAATCCAATTTTATTCAAAAATTCATAAACTTTAAACAATATTCCTTTATCTATTTGACTTTTAGCATAATCTGCTTTGTTAACTTTAAAAAGAGTATGTATTTCTTTTGGATAACCTTCAACAATAATTTCAACTCTTGTATTTTCAGTATCTAATTTAATTATCTCTGTATTTCCAAGATATTGTTTACCTAGTCTCCAAATGTTTCCAATTTTGCTAACATAATAATAGCCGTTTATATCACTTACTATTGGCCCAACCATATTTACTAAATAAATGTCTTCTTTTGCAAGTGGTGATTCGTCAATTGATTTATCTAAATCTTCTAGAGTTTTTTCTAAATCTCTGGGGGATGTTGTGCTTCCTTGATCTATCAATGTATAAAATGGAATTGTTGTGTTTAAAAAGTTTTTTGGATTCCTAAATTCATTAATAGTTTTGGTCAACTCTATTGTTTCTTCAAGTGTTAAAATTGGTCTGTTTTTTGCCAATTCTCTTTGAGATTGGAAAAAAGAATAAAGATTGTCAAACACTTCTTTTGAAGTCAAGTTTGAATCTTCAACTGGTTGTAGAACTGATATAGAAGGATAGAAATAAATTTCTGTAAATTCATACCAAGGAACTTTGCATTTTTGTATTGAATTTATTGCATAAATATTTCTAACAAAATTGATTGTTGTTGGATCGGAAACAGGTTCTGTTTTTAAAAAGAATTCTATACCCTTTCTTAGTTTTAAACAACTTCCGTTTCTAGAAACAGCAACATCATAAAGAATATTACAATCTTCGTTTAACAATAAGTGAATCTCTATATTTGCCAGATCATTGTTATCCAAACTTATTGGAAAACCATTTAAGCTTAACAATTCGTCCAATCTTTGTTCAAAATTAATTACATTTTGTCTTTTTTGTTTAAAATCAACTTTTTTTACAATTGAGTTTTGTAATAATTCATCTTCACCAATGATTGTTTCTTGGTTAAACACAAGTGTAGAATTGCTAAAAAATATATCTGTTTGATATAAACTAAGCAAATTAATTAAATTTTTAAATAAATTTGTTTTCTCTTTTAAGTTAATTTTTAAAATAAAGTTTGCTTTTGTTAAGTCTCTTTGCAATGGAGCAATTAATTGATTTTCAAGAGCATCTGGTAAAGCATCAAAGTATTTTCTAGGAATTGAAACAAGATACTTGACTCTCATAAACTTCCTAAAAGGAATATAAGTGTCAGCAATTCTAGCAAAAAGATAATAGCTCATATAAGTTTCAATTGCATCGTCACTATAAGCTTTGTTATAAAATTTACATAATTGTTTTATACCCTGCTTAATTATTTCTTGTTCACTTATTCCTCTTAAACTTAAAGAGTTGTAGGTAACACAAGTGCAATATTCTAATGTAGCTTGATCAATATATGGTCGATCTTCTGCCAACAGGTACCACTCTGGGGGTACATAAGAAGTGTTTTCGGTTCCAACATAACAAACAAACGGAGCAGACTCTGGTGTGTCTGGTAATCTATAGATGAATTCTTTTAATATATATCCTTGATTTGTTGAACTTGAAACAAAATGAAATTCGCAATTTTGCCCTTCGTTTTCTTTTAAAACAACAATTTCCGCACTAGATGTTAATGTTTCAATAATTCTAGAAGTTGTTGATTTATTGCCATATAACGCAATTGTTGGCGATATAGACGATGAAACATAATGGGAAGCCATATTTTAATTAGTTAACTCTGTTGTATTTGCTTAAAATGGAAGATTTGCCGTTTTGCAAATATTTGTTGATTAAATAAATAAAGTTTGTTTTTTGAAGATAGTATCCAACATCAAAACTTAAAAACTTCTTTACTTTTAACAGGCCATTTTGAACAGCTAATTGAGGGCTTATTGTAGTTTCTTCGACAAGTCCTAGACTATAATGTGTGTGATTTGCAATTTTGTCATTAAATATTTGTTGTTGATCAATAAATTCACCAACTCTATTTTGAAGCTTATCGATTTCTGTAATCAATTCTTCTAAACAAGAAGCGAGACTATTTCCAAGAACCATTTGTTGCAAGTTCGAATCGTCGTTGTTTGCGATTAAATCAATTCCATAATGATTATCAACATCTTTTCCTGCTGAATTTTTAAGGTCTGTTTTTGTAACAAACTTGATACCATCTCTTGCAATAAATCTTAAACCATCTGCTTTTAGTGCGATTGCAGATTTAGCTTTTGAATTTCCAACTTTACCATCAACCAAACCAAAATTTGTATCTACGTCTGTTTTTTGACTTATATACACTCTTGCTGCATCTAAAACAAAGTTATTTGAGATATATAATGGAGGTATATTATCTGCTGGGTCTAGTGCTGGCGCTACTGCCGAACCTCTACCAACAACAATATCTATCGTGTTGCATTGTGTCCCACCTTCGCCACCATAACCACTTATTGTACTATCTGGTCTATCGGAACCAAAAACTATATAAGCGTTTCTATCTCCACCACCCAATACAGATTCATTACCTGCGCGAGAGTAAATAAACTTTGATTCTTGCTGTGGTTTATTTCCAACACCAGAATCAGAAGCTTTTATATTTGGTTCTAATTGACCATATAGTTTGCTTTTTATGATACTTGGCTTAAATGGATTGTTGCTGTCGTTTGTACTCATGATTTAATTATTAAGGTTATGGATTAGGGGCGCATCGATTTCTGGCGTTTTGTAAAAGTGCCATTATTTCGTCTGGTGACGTAGCTGCTTTATTATTTCCTACTCCTTTGTAGTAAGAATCGCCTTTTGTAAGATTTATTATAACAGATTTTCCATTAATTTTTGCTTTTCTTTGTGTGTTTGTTGGAACGCCAATCGAAGCAAACTCTTTAGCTAATTCTAAAGCTGCTTTTATTAAATCGTTATTTCTACTAAACACATAATTGCCAACGGATGGTCTAGCAGATTTTAAAATAAAATCTTTAAATTGCTCTTGAAAAGTAGGATCAAATATTTGTTGGCTGTCTTCTGGAACTTTCAAATATTTTAAAAATTGGCCCATTGTACCTATAATGATTTGATATTTACCGGCAGCAAAAAGTCTATGCGTAGTTGCATGTAATATTGTTTCAGAAGGGAGAGGAAGACTTTGCCAATATCTTATATTTTGTATTGTTCTTGTAGAAAGTGGCCCTGTTTGATTTCCCGGTCCCGATCCTGCATTATTTGAACCACCTTTAACTAACCATCTAGGAGCACCGCCAGTACCAGAACAATCTTTACAAGCACCTCTATTCATCGCATCATAACTACCGCCAGATTCATGAGAAGCGATTAAATCAAACAATTCTTGTATAGCTTCATTGCAGTTGGTTGCTTGTGGAGTACCGCTATATGGCGCTGGGGTTCCGGGTAAAGATGGTCCGCCGCCGGTCGAACCACCAGAACCCGGTACAGGAGATGGAGGTGTAGAAGGAATAGGAGTTGGGGGATTAACAACTGCCGATTTTAAAACTTTTATTATTCTTCCTTCATTATAATTGTTATCATTAAACTCAACTTCAATTATACTACCAACGTTTAAATCGACAATATTAAAAGAATTGGCAGGAGCATAAAAAATAGGAACTAAATTCAAAAACTTTTGATATGGACCAGAAACTGATATACTGGGAAGGTCAATTATATCTGGAATTGGTACTACGGAATCATGTAAGTCTGGTACAATTGCTCTACATTGAATAGGATTGTCTGATATATTTCCATTTGGTGGGAAAAAAGCGGCCACTTTTTCAAATATGTTTCTTAATGTAGTGCCTTGTTCTGCTGGTAAGCCTGCGTCGAAGACTTGCACTACAACTGCATTATATGTTTTTTTATCTAAAAAGTTTCTTTGATTATTAACTCTAATTGCAGCTTTAGATAATTGTTTTCTAGTTTCCGTTCTTAATAACGGATCTTCTAATTCTGGTGCGGTCTGATCCACAACATAATTAAGCGTAAGAGGAATATTAGCCATTAGTATTCCTCTTTGTTATTCAACTTATCATAAATGCTTGTTTTATCGTCATCGCTTAAATCACCATATATTGAATCTTCTTTTTTTGCCATAATAGTAACTAACTTTACTAGTTGTTCGTTTGAGCGTTGCAAAGATTCAATATATTTGGCAGTTACGTGTCCAACTTCTGCATGTTTTGAACGATCAGAGCCAATATAAGACATAACATCGTTCAACAATTCTGTTGTAACTTCTCTGTCTTTTTCAATATTTGAAATTGCTTTTGAAATATATTTTTCTGTCTTGTTCATATAAGTAAATAGATATTTATAATATTTCTACAACAGCAAAAGCACCATTTTGTATTTCCAATTCTTCATCAAGTTCTATTTCGTAAACAACTTGTTCTGGATTGTCTGGAACAAACCCAAATTGGGTATAATCATACGTATTTTTCAAAACATATATTGTAGATAAATCGCTGTTTCTTAAATTAGAAATTTGTGTATTTCTTATGCTATTTGCGTATTTGTAAATGTCTGTAGTAGAGGAAGAAGTTAAGTCTAGTATATAGGAAGAATCAAAAATTTCATATGTGTTCTGTCTAAATGCACCATACACTTCAGTTGTATCACCGGAACGATAATATCTATCAAAACTAATTGTGCTTTCATCGCCAAACATCTTGAATAGTTGTCTATTATTAGAGCTTTCTCCAATAATAGAATCTTGTTTTAAGAAAAACAAATTTTTACCATACAAGTATTCAATTGAGTTAGAATCTGGGAAAGTCACAAACGTTGGATTATATCTAAATGTGAACCAAGACTCAGCATACGTATCGTATGCAGATATTACATACGAATCATTTACGGAATTTGGTCCTGCATAGGCTATTTCATTATCTACTTTCTGTGTCCATATGCTATCATACTTTTTATCTACATATTGAGAAAAATCAATTGCCCTTGCAGAAGTGATATTTTTAGTTTTGTAAAGTGAAATTTCATATTCTGTTAATGGCTTAAGTTTGCTAAATGAACCAGACTCTTGCCAGTATGCATACAATGATGCATTAAATACAGATGCAAGCTTACTTTGTGCGCTACTGCTGTTTTCACTAAAATCAGTTACAATCGATTTTGATTTAAGCAAATAGCTGTATGTTGTTTCATCATAGTTCACCAATTGATTCAATGGAACATCTGAATTTCTTAAAAGACCATTTAATGTTCTATACTCTCCAGAATCTTCAAGAACTTGTCTTACAACTTCTCCAGACAACGTTTGATATAGCGAAACGTAAGATTCTGCGGACAACACATAAAAGTTTACTTGCTTTCCATTTAGTGAAGAATTAGTAAAATCTAATGTTGTAATATTTGATGGTTGAGTAAACTTAGAATATTTTACCAATTGTTCTTCATCAGTAGAAACATATTGCTGATATGAAGGATTGGCTATGATTTCATTTTCTGTGGATCTAGTTCCAGACTTTGTGGCATTTGAAATTGCATCCATTAATGAAGTGTCTTTTGATAAAAGATAAATCTTTTTTGGATTATTTACATTTTTATATATTCTTACAACAGACTTGGGATATAAAGCAGACAAAGATTGTCTATTAATATAGATTCCTTCGTTGTACAAAAGTTCGCTTACATTGTTTGCGATATTTGGAACAACTTGTGTGTAAGCAATAGAAGGAACTTTAATAATAGTTTTATCTTGCGGCATTATTAATAGACACCTTTATCCCAATCGTTTTTAAAGTCTTTATATCTTATTCTGATACGATTAAGATTGTTGACTATTTGTTTGGTATTTAAACCAGTTATTTCTCTTAAATATAAATAGATTGCTTTTTTATTAAATATTTCAATAATATCTGGTTCTTTAAGAAGTATTTTTATTGCTTCAATTACTTTCTTTTCGTTTGGTTTAAGTTCTAGTTCATCCCATCTTTCTATCTCGTCCCACAAATGAAGCCAAAATTCTTCATTTTCTCTGTTTGAAAGATAGGGATTTTCAACAACTAATGAGTCGTGATTGCAAGACTTTATTATTTCTTCAAAATCAACTTCTCTCTTGGTTTGCTCTGTGGTCTTTTTAACTTTGTGAATAAACCAATTTTTTGTGATAACGGAAAAATAAGAAAATGCTTTAGATCCAGAAGTTGGATCATACTTATCTAATATTGTAATTAACCAAATTTTGCACTCTTGTCTTAAATTATCAATATTAGGTAGAGTAGTAAACTTGTATGTGAAGACAATTTTATCAACCATTTCGTTAAATGCTGGTTCGATAAAATCTATGTATAATTGTGTTCTGATCTTTTTGTCACTATTGTTGACATAATCAATCATTGCTTGTTCGTGTTCTTTAGTAAAATAGTTACTATTATTTTGTTTCTTCTTCATTATTCTCTGTTTCCATTTGTTCTACTTTTGGATCAGAGACTAAAAATACCTTAACGAACTGGTCCATTTCTTTAACTAGCATCTTTGAGTGAGCAATCAATCTTTCTATTGTTGGTTCACCATAATAAGTTTCTTGCTTATAAATGCTTTGCAAGTGTTCTGAGAAATTAGCAATAGCTAACTTCATATCTTCTATACCTTCAGTAGTATCGTTAATGATGTTTAATAATCTCTTAATATACCAAACTAAAATTGCATTGGATGTTACAAATAACGTTATAAAAAATATTGCTACTAATGTCATATCTTCTTATCCAACAATTCCTGTTTTTGTTCTTTTAGATTTTGTCTAAATTCTTCTATTTTCTCTTTTACTATATCCCCTGTTTTGCGATTTGTCGAGGGATTAACACTATTATTTTTAATAATTGTTGGGATTGAGAGAACTTTTTTAAGAGAATCGGTTTCGCATTTGTCACAAAAAGAAAGCCTTTCATCGCTTGGATGAAAGGCTTCTACTTGATTCTCACATTGCTGACAAATGTAAGAATATCTTGGCATTATTCATCTACTGATGGTTGTTCAAATTGTACAACTGGTGGGTTGGTAACGACAAGACCATCTTCTGATGTTATGAACACAAAATCTTTTAACATTGGAACGATATCTGCTTGTTCCATAAGTGACTTTTGAAGTGCCAACATGAGGGCACCTACTGCTTGATTTGAAAGTTGCATTTTTACTCCTTATTATTAACGGCAGAAGGATTGTTTGACCAATCCCAATTTTTTCTTATACTTTTATTATAATTCCAAATATCATTAAATATTTGATAATTAACATTATTTTCTTTCAAAATATATATTAATGAGTTTATATCTTTTGGAAAACAAGAACCACCAAAACCCTTATCTCCATCTGGTCCGGGGACTCTTGAATGTGAGTGCCCTATCCTATTATCGCTACAAACACCTTCAACTAGAGAAAGATAATTCATATCATATTTTACACTAATATCGTGCATAATGTTAAAAAATGCAACTTTTGTTGCTAAAAATGTGTTAGAAAAATATTTTATAGTTTCTGATTCATTTGAACTAACGACTAAAATTTTTGAATTTGGAAACATATCAATAAACAAATCATAAAGTGGTTTAACTTCGTTTTCGTCACCGCCTATTATATTCCTATCTGAATTTTTAAAATCTTCTACTGCATTTATTGCGGTTAAAAACTCTGGATTATGGCAAATAATCAAATCTTTTCTTGTTTCTTTTATTTGTTTAGTAGTGCCAATAGGTACGGTTGATTTTATAACAAATAAAGATTTACAAAATTTAGGTACATTTTGAAAGAAATTGTTTATTATACTTAAATTACATTTTCCACCTTCGCTACTAATCATAGGCGTTGGTAAGCATACAAATATGATTTCACATTTATAAATTTCATCTAATTGATTAAAGCATCTATTTTTATCAATATCGTATACTTTAACATTACAAGAATTTTTTAAATTTTGATATATTGCATTACCCACAAAACCATTACCAACTATACCAATTTTTTTCATTTTTTATCCATTTGTTTTTTTATATTATTAAAGTCTTCTTCATACATCATGGTAGCTAATGTTTTTAAATCTGTTTTTGGTTTCCAGTTTAGTAAATTTTGTGCTTTTGTAGAATCACCCAAAAGAAATGGAACTTCATGTGGTCTAAACAACCTTGTATCAGTTTCGACATATTTTTGTACTGTCAATTCGGCGTGCTCAAAAACTAAGTTTAAAAACTCTCTAACCGAATATGCTTTGCCAGTTGCGATTACGTAGTCGTCGGCTTTTTCTTGTTGTAACATAAGCCACATTGCTTCGACATAATCGCCAGCAAATCCCCAATCTCTTACAGCATCTAAGTTTCCTAAATACAATTTATCTTGTAGCCCAAATTTAATTTTTGCTGCTGCTAAAGTAATTTTTCTTGTTACAAATGTTTCGCCTCTCCTTGGAGATTCGTGATTAAATAAAATACCAGAACAAGCGAACATATTGTAAGACATTCTATAATTACGCATTAAATTATGAGCAAATACTTTTGCATTTGCATATGGTGATGCTGGCGTTAACTTACTTTCTTCAGTATAGGGAAAATTTGGATTGTCTCCAAACATTTCAGATGAAGATGCTTGATAAAATTTTGCATGTGGACATACATTTCGTACTGCTTCAACAAGATTTAAAGTGCCCATCACAATTGTATTAATCGTACTTTGTGGAATATCAAACGATACTCTAACGTGCGATTGAGCAGCAAGATTATAAACTTCATCGGGTTTATATTTGCTTAAAATTCTATACATGCAAGATGGGTCATCTAATTCAAAATATTCAAGTACAAAATTTGGATGATTGTAAAATTTATCAATTCTATCTGTACACAACAAAGATGTTCTTCTTTTAAGACCAATAACTTTGTAGTTTTTAGATAATAATAATTCTGCTAAATAGGAACCATCTTGTCCCGTTACGCCTGTTATTAGCGCAGTTTTCATTTAATTCCTCTAATATTTGGATAATTTAATGTAAACCAATTACAAGTATTTGTCAAGGCAATATCTATATTAGTATAACCATTTTTATCAAATCCAAGTTCAATTAATTTTGAATTATCAGAAGGTTTTTTAAACTGCCCACTTGGCTTGGAAGTGTCCCAAATAATATTTCCTTTATATTTTAATTTTAATGCTATTAATTCTGCAATTTGCTTAATTGAGTAATTGTTAGTGTTTCCAACATTAATTGGATTTTCACCATCATAGTTATCAAGAAGAAACATCAATGTTTGTGCCAAATCTTTTGAATATGTAAATTCACGCAACGGAGTTCCATCCCCCCACAAAACAACATCTTCATTTTTTTGTTTTGCTTCATACATTTTTCTAATAATTGCAGGAATAACATGAGAGTTATTTAAATCAAAATTATCATCCTCTCCAAATAAATTGTTTGGCACAGCAGTAATAAAATTGCAGCCATATTGCTTTCTATATGCTCTTGATTGAATATCAATCATTCTTTTTGCATATGCATAAGCAAAATTAGATTCGTGTGGTGGCCCATTATGTATTTGTTCTTCTGTAAGAGGATATGTGACATTATCTGGGTATATACAGGTACTTAATAGGGAAAGAACTTTTTCAACTTTATAAACCATAGAATAGTGTAAAACGTTTGTATTAATTCTTATGTTATCTGTATAAAATTCACCAAGTTGTTCCATGTTTGCTTTTACACCACCGACTTTTGCAGCAAGATGGATTACCTTCGTTGGCTTTAAGTGCTTAAACATATATTTGGTGTCGTTTTCGCTTGTTAAATTACAATTGTCAGAAGATATATAAAAAGCATCTGGAATAGATTGCATTAAAGCTTTTCCAACCATTCCAGAGCCACCAGTAACTAAAATCATTTATTTTCTCTTTGTTATTTTTTTTATAATATCATATATTATTATGAAAAAAATTTCTAATAATTTCTTTTAAAAAACAAGCCTCTATTAATAAAATGTGAAGTGTAAAAAGGAGAGTGAACTTCGCAATCTTGTCTAGCTATTTCTCTTAATTCTGCGGTTGTTTCGGCATCATATGTAAATCCAATTTTTGATATTTCATTTAACCAAAATTGTTCTGGCTGTTCATTAACGTGATGGTGCCCACCTTGACCGGGATAAGCATAAGTAATAGCTAAATATTTACATTTTTTAAATGTTTCAAAAAAGTTTTGCATACAATTTTTTTCAACGTGTTCAACAAATTCACATGACCACCCTAAATCATAATCTTTATGCGGTACATAAGCACCATCATTTTCGTAATCATGTATTTTAATAAATTTTTTATCAATTAGACAATTTTCTGCTGCTTCCTTACAGCCTTCTACACCATGTATTTCTAATCCTAAATGTTGAAAATATTCTGTAGAATGTCCTGCACCACATCCAATATCAATAGCAGATTTAAAGCTAAATTTATTAACCATATATGTCCACATTCTTGGATAATATGTAGCACCATCGCCAGTAAGTGAACAACCACCCAAATGTCTATCGTAAACTAAAATATGTGTTTCTTGGTTTTTGGTTTTTGTTTTTGAACCTTGTTGTCTTTCAAACATAAATTACTCCTTAATTATTCTAAAACAAGCTTGACTATAATTAGCCAACGATTGATGGTATAATGCTTCATAAGAAAATCCAGTATCAATCAAAAATTCTGCAAATGCTTTTATTTCATGCTCTCTGAAAGTAGGATAATCTACAAGTTCGTCAAACGTTATAATAGTGCCATGCTTAATTCTATCTTTTAAATGTGTAAGAACAGTTTTAGCAGAACTATACAAGTCACTATCAATATTGATAAATGCTGCTTGTTCGGTATGCTGTTGTAAAAATATTGGTAAACTATCTTCAAAAAGACCTTTTACAAGTTTAATATTTTTAGCCCAAGGCTTCATAACTCTTGTTGGTACTGGTTCGTACATGCCGGGATTTATATCTGCTGGCCCATCGATAGCGCCTAATGGGATTTCTCCTCCAACGCTATATACACCTTTTGGATTTTCATTATCCCAAAATTCTGGCAATCCCTCAAAACAATCAAACCCATAAACATCGCTAGTTGTTTGTTCGGCAATAGTTGAAATTGTTCTACCTCTATATACACCAAACTCCATCCACAAACCGTCAATAGTTACTTCACTACAACAAGCAGTAAGATATTCACGATGATAATCCCATTTAGCAATTCTTTTTGCTTTATTTTTTGTATCAAACAAAATTTTGTCTATCATTTCTTCTACGTTCATTTTAACTCCTAATCCAAAATGAATTTCCTTGTCCGTTTTTACTTTCGTTATCTACGCCAACTAAATATGGTTTAATATTAAAATATTTAAGAAAGTCAATTAAATCTTGTAGATAACACATACCTTTGTACATTTGAAAGTCTGGTGCGTCCCATGCTTCGGTGTATTCTTCGGTTTTAACTTCTAACATTAATGTTTTTACATTTTTTAAAATTTTAGTTGAACCTTTTAGCACTAAAAGTTCGGCACCTTGAACATCAACTTGCATATAATCTATGTCTTTGTTGCTCAACTCTTCAATATCATCTAATTTAATTGTTTTTACTTTTACAATATTGCCAATTTTATAGTTGTGCCCCAATTTATCTGCGTGGAATTCCAGCAAACTACTGCTACCATCGGCAGTATTATTTAAATTACTAGATAAAATATAAAAATTACTTTCTCCTGTAAAATCTGCAACTGCAAAATTGTAAAGTTTAACTCTCTCAATGCTTCCAAAAGTATTAACTAATCTATTGAACACGCTCTCAATTGGTTCAAAAGCGTAAATTGTTGCATTTTTGTATTTATGCAAATAATAAGTTATTTCTTGCCCTTCATACGCTCCAATAACTAAAATAGTTTTTACTTCATCATCTTTTTTATTTGAAAAATATGGAAAACTATATCTTGCATAATTTTCAACCGTTTGATATGCACGACCATCAGTACAAAAATTACATTTATAATTTTCATTAAAAACTATATTATCATCTGAAATCATTTATTAAGTTCCTTTTTAAGATAATCAAGAAAATCAACTTTTGGTTGCCAATTTAGATAATTTTTAATTTTACTATTATCTGCTAATGTGTTTCGTGCTTCACCAATTCGTGAATCAATAAATTCGTATTTACCACCAATAAATTGTGCCAATTCCAGTACAGAATGGTTAATACCAGTACCTACATTATAAACTTCTCCAAATGCTTGTAAATTTGTAGTAGTACCGGCAAGAATATTTGCTTGAACTACATCTTGCACATTTGTAAAATCTCTTCTTTGTAGTCCATCACCAACAACGGTCATTGCTTCGTTGTTTCTAAATTGTCTCAAAAACAAACCAACTACTGGCGCATATTGCCCCTTAACTGGTTCTCTATTACCATATACGTTAAAATATCTGAGTGAGATAGTTTTAAGACCAAACAAGTTATTGTACATAACACAAAGTTCTTCGCCAGCACACTTGGTAACAGAATATGGATTTAGACAATCTTTTGGCATATCTTCTCTGAGAGGGGGCGAATTTTTCAAGCCATAACCAGCAGACGTTGAAGAATAAATAACTCTGTCTACGTTATTTTCTCTTGCGGCTTGTAAAATATTACAAGTTCCTAAAACATTTACTTTTGTTGCATATGTTGGATTAAGAATTGATGGTTGAATTCTGGATTCTGCTGCTAAATGAAATACAACATCAACGCCCTTAAATAAGGGAAGAATTTTATCATAATCACAAATGTCATATTTGTAATTTTTTGCTTTTTCATTGAAATAGAATCTTTCGTTACATTCAGCAGAATTATTATCGATAACAATAGTTTCGATTCCTAAATCTACCAAATTATCAACTAAGTTACTACCAATAAAACCATTACCGCCTGTAACAATTGCTTTTTTCATAATGAATTCCTTATTTTATTTTTTAAATTAGTTGTAGACCAATCGTGATTTCTTTTATGAAAATAAACAGGTATATTTAAATCATAACCATTGTATATCTTATCTTCATAATCGCTACCTAATATTCTAATATCAATTTTGTTATTTTTCAACAAATTATATAAATCTTTTTCAGTTTCATATATAATAATTTCATCAATATATTTAATTGAAGAAAGAATGATTTTTCTCTCTTCTATTGTTTGAACTGGTTTATTTTTAGTTGGTCTATCCATAGTTGGGTCAGTCTGTAATCCGACTATTAGATGATTACAATACTTTTTGGCATCTTGAAACATTAAAATATAGCCCGGATGTATTAAGTCAAAGGAACCAGCCAAAAAACCTACTTTTTTATCAATTGTTTTTAGCCAATCATTTGCATTAATTGCTCTATCATCAATTAACAAATCAAAACTAGGCTTAATATTCATGATTAGTTCATGATATTTTAAACCCCATTGTGAAAGTTGATTTATAGTAAACTCTGTCCAATCAATTTTAGATGTTGTACCTCTGGCTGTAAAGAGTTTGATTATATTATTATCTTGATATAACTTGTTGATTTCGTCTACTGCCTTTTTGATTGGAACAGCATTTTTATAATCATTTCCATTGGTAATACAAATGGTGTTATCTATATCGAAGCAATAAACCATGTTATGACTCATAAACAATATTTGCACCATCAAAATCAACATTATAGTCCAATCTAAGCATACCCTTTGATTGCATATAATTATCTACATATGAATGGTCTTTATTACAATATACCAACAAAAATCCTCCACCGCCTGCACCAATAATTTTGCCACCAAATATTTTATTATTATTCATCAAATCATAATAAATTTGTTCAACATTATTGGTTGTCATACAAGGAGAAAGTGCTTTTTTTTGCATCCAATGTTCATTTAACAATTGACCATAATAATCATAATTTTTTTGTTTTAATGCAGTAACAAACTTTAAACTTAAATCACTTATTTTTTTCATTTTATCTTCAAAGTTTGTTTGATTTGTTTTTTGAGATTTTAAAACTTCAGAAGCACTTCTTTGAATTCCAGTATAGTAAATTCTATTATTTTGTATGAAATGTTTTAAATCATCAGAACTAAAATCAAAATTTTCAACTTCTACATTACCGTTGGTATCGATATTAAATGTTTTTATACCACCATAAGAAGCAATAAACTGGTCTTGTTTACCAACTGGTTCATTTAATTCTTCCATTTCAATTTTACAAGCCAATTCAGCAATGTCATGTTTGGACATATTTAGTTTTTTATATTGTTGAATAGCAGTAATTAATGAAACAATATAACTACCAGATGAACCCAAGCCTGTGCTTGCAGGTAAATCTCCAATACTAGTAATTTCACATTGGTCAAAAATTTTAAAATGTTTCAATGATTCTCTCGCTCTTTCATTGCTTAGTTTGTTAATAGTTTCTACTTCTTCAGTTTTTAAATAACGAAGCCTAACCAAATTATCTAATATATTTCTCTTAAAACTAACAAAAATATGTTTGTCAATTGCCATACTTGTAACGGAGCCGCCAAACTTTGTATAAAAATCTGGTAAATCAGTACCTCCTCCGGCAAGAGTTATTCTAAGTGGTGCTTTAGCAATAATCATAGAGAAAATCCCGACTTTAAAGCGTCATTGTAAAACATTTCAACTGTTTCTCTAGAAAATTCATTCAAGTCTTTATTAGATAACGAAAGTTTGTCTAATGTAGAAGGAGTTACTGTAATAATATCGCATCCAATTTTATCGGCTTGATAAATATTTAGCACCTCTCTTGGACTAGCCCATAAAAGTTGTAATAATTGACTATGTGATTTTATTTTCTTTAGACTCTTTTTCATAATGGGAGTTGGGTCGATACCTGTATCTGCTATTCTACCTGCAAAAATGGATATAATATGAGCAGTAGTTCCATCGACGTTTTTTAGAATACGAGAAACTTGATTCGTTGTGAAAACAGCAGTAATATTTAATTTTACTTTTTCAGAATCTAGTTTATTTATGAGTTTATATGAAGGCTTCCCTTTTGTGTTCATAATTGGAATTTTAACGTATACATTATCGCCAAGAGAATTTAAAATTTTTGCTTGTTTATACATTTCATCAAAAGTATCAGAAAATACTTCAAATGAAATTGGCATATCTTTAATATTATTTAAAACATCTATAGCAAACCCTTTATAATCCTTAATACCAGCCTTACTCATGAGAGTTGGGTTAGTTGTAAATCCTTGAACTGTTTTGTTGTTATATGCCTCAATCATTTCGTTGATATTGGCACCATCTGAGTAAATCTTGATTTTCATTTTATTATCCTTCAACATTAGAAATGCAACTAACTATCATATGCCACACTACTGCTTGCCATTCTTCAGCGTGTGGCGTGATTCTGTTGTCAGCAAACACAGGTATCATAACACATACATCAGATAATTGTTTGGCATATCCACCATCTCTACTAACAACGGAAAGAATTTTGCAATTATTAAGTTTTGCATATTCCATAACTTTAACTAAGTTTTTAGATGTAGTATCAGAGCCACCACCAACAGAAAAAATTAAAATTGCATCTGATTTATTGAGTTTTGATACTTTTAGCCAATTTACCAGACTTACATCCCAACTTTCGTCGTTTATTCTTGCTGTTAATTCAGAAACATTATCTAATGGAGAATAAGTTTCAATATTTAAAATTTTTCTAAAATCATTAACAGCGTGTGAAGCATTGGCAGCACTACCACCAACACCAAAAATAAACAATCTTCCTTGTGAATTTTTAAGATTTTTTATTTCATTTACAAAACCCAAAAGATTATCTTTTGAAATTTTGTTAGCAATTAGAACAACTTCTTCCAAATAATTTGAGATATATTGACTATATGTTTCTTTCATAAACAATTTCCTTGTATAAAGAGATGTATTTGTCTATACTTTTTTCAAAACTATAAACATTATTATATTTTAATAAACAGTTCATTGTCAATATATCATATATCTGTTTGTTGTCAAAAAGAAGTTGCATTTTTTTAGAATATTCATCAATAGAATGTGCTATAAAACCACAACCATCAATTTGCTCAAAATGACCATTATTAATTGCTGGGTGGCTAATAATTGGCTTGCCATGATATAACGCTTCAATAATTGCCGCAGAGCATACTTCACCATCAAACCTACCGTGTGAAAAAACATCTAGTGTATAAACAAAATCATTAATGTATTTTGAATCACCATTGAAATCTAAAAATTTTATATTTTTTATATTCAATTGTTGCGCTTGATTTCTATATTTTTGTGCTCCACCTAACATTAAAAACAAAGTTTTTTCATTTTCTATTTGTTTGTATGCTTGAAGTGGAATGTCAGAGAAAATATCTTCTCTATTGCCTTGATGCATTCCATAAATAAACACATCTTCATTAATATTAAGTTGCTTTCTTAGTGAAATAAAAGGTTTTTTTGGAAACTCTATTAAAGGGGGAATACAAACAATTTTATTTTCTTCACCACCATTACTAATCCAATTTTTTATTTGCGTGTTTGAAAGCAAAACAGTCTTAATAATGTTATCTCTTTTTTCAATACCCTGTGCTCCATAGCCATGTATACTATCAACGAATATTTCATTATTCATGGAACAAAAAGGATATTCTTGATACCCAGAACGACCTGTTTGGATTATGTCGTATTTTTTTGAGTTAAATAATTCAAAAAAATTTGAATTTATCCAAACATATGGTGGGCCAAATCTATCATCCCTTGCTTCACAATTAACATGAATAATATTTATGTTATTAGAGAGCATATATTCAACTCTATCTTTGTCAGTATTTGGGTGCTTCCAATTATTACCAACTAATGGTACGCCGTCAGTATAATAATAGTCAACCTCAAATTGTTGTTTTGGTAAATTAGCAGCAAGTGTTTGTAGGTATTTTTCAGTTCCACCAGCAGATAAACCGCCGAATTTAATAAAGGCAATTTTTATTTTTTTCATCGCAATACCGATTTATAAAGACCATTTTCAGAACCTTGTGTAACCAATGTAGGCTCCCACCAATAAACTTTTGCGTTGTGTAAATAAAATTGATACGAATATTCCCAATCGCAAATAGTATTAAATGGCTTCATTGTTTTTGATAACTTTTCTGCCAATTCCTTCTTAATTAAAAATGAGTCAGTACATTTAGACGCTGGATGTTGTTTTACATAAGCAACTTTTCCTTCGACAATCTGTTCTTTTGGAATTCTTAGACCACAGCAATTGCCCAAAAAAATAACATCCCAATCGTTTGGAGTTTTAGAAAGATAATCGTTGAATTTATCAACAAAACTATCTTCAAAAACTACATCATCTTCTAAGACCAAAGCATAATCCTTACATTCATTACTTATTTTTTTCATTATATAACAATGCTTAATAGTTAGTGAAATTTCTGCCAAGTTAAGTTTTCTAAATGAGCCATTTTTATAAATTTTTGAAATAGTATTATTATAACTTTGTTCATCACAAACATAATATTCTTTTATTATGTCATCAGTCAATACGTCTTTATCAAAATCAAAAACATATTCTGCTTTTATTCCATTTTCTCTTAAGATACCATCTAATCTTTGTTTTCTTTCAATAAGTTTTGTGTAATGAGCAATATAAACTTTTTCTACATTTAGCATAGTATGTAATCCTCAAAGTATTTTAATATTGAATCGGGCATGAATTGTTCTGGTATTTTATTATTTGGAAAAATTGGAGCATTGATTATTTTTTCATATTCTTGTTTTGAATTATCAACATATATAACATACTCTACCAATTCATCAAGGTTTGAAAAACTATCAACGTTAATAAAGCATTGTTTATTAAAATCATTATTTACTGTTGATGAACCCCAGTAAATTGGTATACTACCAACCGATAAAGGATGAATTATTTTTTCAGTTGTGTAACCATCGGTTTTAGAGTTTTCTGCTGCAATTGTAAACTTATAGTTTTTTATAAAATCAATTTTATATTTTTGGTCACCTCTACCAAGAATAGAAAAGTTTACATTATTTTCTAATCTTCCAGCACAATCAATGTTTTTGTATTTTTTAAGATGATTAAGAATGTCTAATCTTTTACCTTGATTATTAGAAAAAACAAAATTACAAAACTTATTTGGATTAAAAAATTGTTTATTTAATATATTATCTAATGGTATTAAATAAGATTGGTCCCTGTTATCGTTGTGCGGAACATTAAACCAATTTATGTACAAAATCCATAATGGTAATCTATAGTTTTTATAAAAATTCATATTATCAAAAGAAAAAGAAAAATCGCATTTACCTATGCTATATCTGGGATATTCTACAGAACCGGGAACAAAAAAGTTGGGTCTTATGTTCTCTCCAGTAAAAAAGACTTTTTTACAATTATGATTAACATATTTGTCTCTTTCTTTTCTTTTTGCATAATCGACTGAAAAGAACAAAACATCTGGATTTTCGGAAATTTCTACATTATAGTTGTTTGATAACAAATGAAAAAAATAGTTATCAACTTTATCAAAATTATCCCAAAAATCAACAAAATTAACTTTTAAATTTTTCATTATTTTAATATATTGTATGTTGTTTCAAAAGACCCAAGAGGGGAACAGTTTTTATTGTACCATTTTTTACAATTATAAGACATATATTCCCATCTATCTTTCGAACATTCTTTGATTGTTTTATCTATTTGGTCTGAGTTTGAAACTTTGAAGTAATGCATACCTTCAATAAGTGGGTCGTGGTATTTTACACATACATTTTCAGTAATAATTGGAACAACACCAAGACCTAAATACTCTATTTCTCTATTGCATTTTGGACCATATCCAGCAAGACAAAGACCAAACTTAGAGTCAGCGACTTTGTTTAAATATTCTTCTTGTGTAAAAGGCCAATTAAAACTATCTCCCATCTTAATTGGCATACTAAACAATTCTATTGATTTAGACCAATCATGGGTGGTTCTATTGTTTAATTGAATGCCGTTTTCTACTTTTCCAAGAAAAATGGATTCAATTTGTCTGGTGTCGTATGACTTTAAACCGCTTTCTATTTTAGAATGCAACATTTTTGGTCTTCTTCCCCAATATATCCAAGGCATTCCATTTGGATGTTGCATACCTGCAAATAAACCTTTTTTCCATATAGGTGGCAATAAAGGAAATACATCCCATCGGTCATATTCGTATAGTAAAGTTCCATTTGGCTCATTGGCCCAAATAAAATAATCCTCGACTTCACCTTCGATAATTTCACACAATCCCATTTCTTTCCAGATATCCATTAATTCTCTGGATGTGTCTCTCTTGTGTTCTGGTGTTTGTTTGCCGACAAAAATTCTCATTGTTAAACCTTGTAAAATAGTGACAAATTTTTATTATTTGCAATTTTTAATCTAATATCATTTCTTTCATTAAGCAAATAATTTAACAATTCTCCTCTAGAATCGCAGGGTTCTCCAAGCCAAGTAGTGTTGGTAGTTTGTTTTATTTTTTTGAAAATAGTATCAATTTTTTTATTAATTTCTATGCTGTTTAAGTTTGCCTCTAAGCAATTAAAATCTTGCTTATTAAATTGTCTATCTATTTTACAATCTAAAAAATTAGATTTTGTAAATTCCTCGTTGAACGTAAATGTTTTAATTAACAAGTTTTGGTCGGAACCATAATTGCTGTCTTTCATAGAATAATACATATCAAAATTAATACCTTTTATAGAAAAAGGAATTTTGTTTGGCTTAAAACTAGAAAGACCAGCAAGCATACGACAAGGTAAATTATAATGATTTTCGTGACTTCTTATTGTACCAACGCAACATTCAGAATTTTCAAATGATTTTATATATCTATATTCATTTTCTGAGGTTAACGAATCAATATCTCTAGAATGGAATATTTCAACGCCTCTTTCCCAAAGAGGCATCATTCTCCAGATAGCAGGTTCGGTAAAATTGTACTCTCTTTGGATTACTTCATATTCAACTTCAAAAATATTAAAAATTTCACTTAAAGGATTTTCAAAAACATTTGGAGACAAATAAAATTTTGAAACATAATCTGGATATATAATTTTATTTAATAAAATAACTGTTGGTATATTAAACCAATATCTTTGATTTTCTGTTTTCCACTTGTCCCACTCTCTATGTAAAGGTAGTTGTTTTGGTTCAAATAAAGAATACGAAATAACTTTCATTATTTAATCAACTTACTAAATTTTGTATAAATTTCCTCTTCTTCTTTTTGTTTCCAAGAAAAGTTTTCAAAATTTGTTGAAATTCCTTTTGGATTGAAGTAATAAATACCTAATGGAATATCACACTTTATAAATTTGGAGCCACCAGCAGCACAAGTTAGCCAAAATTCCCAATCTGATGCAGAACGATAGTTTTCATTGAAAAAACCAAATTTTTCGTGCAAACTTCTTCTCCACATTGGATTGTTATGTGGCAAATTTCCTCTCAACATTGCTTTGGGTGAAAATTGTTCAAAGTTATAGCGTTGACAGTTATTTTTATCTATATCTTCCCATCTTTTGTTGGCTTCGTGAGTGATATAACTATCGGAATATGCCAAGTCGATTTCTTTATTTAGGAAAAGCGTTTTTGCATGTTCTAGCAAAGAGTTTGGTGATTTTCTATCGTCAGTATTTGCGTTTGTTATAAACTCTCCTGTAGACATTTTAATTGCCATATTCCAAGTAGCATAAATACCGGGGTCCGAATCAAGACGCTTGTATATTATGTTTGGATATTTGTTAACATAACGCATAATAACTTCTTCTTCATTGCCGGGAGAATTTGCATTGATAATAATCCACTCACATTTATCTTTAAAGATTGATTGTCTTGTAATATCTTCCATAAACTGTTCGATATATTCATCTGAATTATAAACAGAAGAAATTAATGAAATTTTTGGTAGACTATTGATATCAAATTTTTCTACTTTTTTACCATATACTTGTTGAACAAATAATTCGTTCATTTTGTCATTTGAAAATTGTTTTTCAACATGAGCAGCAAGACGTTTTGCTTGACCACGGAATCTATCGTGATTCTTATAAACTTCTCTCATTGCTTCTTTGGCAGAAAGATGATTTGGGAAAGCCCACATTGTATCTTTTTCTAATACACCTTGCCAAACTGCTTCTTGTTGGATTGGTCCAAGCGTAAAATCAACTCTTGCAAAGTGTGGTTTAACTTTACCTTCTTTATTTGGACAATACATAAAGTCCATAGGACCAGACCACTCAGTCGTGATAACTGGAAGTCCGTAGTATGCTGCCTCAAATATTGGAAGCCCAAAACCCTCTCCGTGAGACAACGAGAGCAACGCTTTTACTTTTGGATGGGTATAGAGCCCTGCCATTTCTGCTTCGCTCATATCGCCGTGGAGGACGTATACTTTGCATTTCTTATCTGTGTGCTCTGCAAGGATATTCTTGATTGCATTCGTTGTCATTTCTCGATCAATTTGAGAAGAACCAGCAGTATGAGTCTTGCAAATTAAACCAACGTTTTCATCGTTTTTAAATTCTTCCACAAACCATTTGAGTGTATTTGCTAGATTCTTTCTTGGTCCTCCTTGAGCGACGACAAGGAAATTAAAATCTGTTGTTAGATTTAGTTCTAACTCACTTGATTCAAAGCGACGAACAGGGTAATTAACTACCTCTATTGGTGCATTGCATCTAAAGTTTTGGATTTGTTGACCTGTTCTTTGATCTGTGGCAGTATAGACTCCGTTTTCAAATCCTTTCTTTGCAAAGTTAGATACAACAATAATTTTATCCATTTGATTGGATGGTTGAATCCAATGAGGAGAAATCTTATTAGTTTCAATACCTGCTGTATATCCAATATTAATTGGTGCTAGCTTTTTCCATTCGTTGGGAATTGAAATTTGCAACGACATATCATATTGTGGTTGTCCATTAGAAGCTTGATTGTACTGAGCATTTTTAATAATTAAACTATCTAACCATGCTCTTTCTTCGTTATCTTCATGAATCCAGCCACATTGTCCCCAAGGAGTAGCAGCAAGATAAATATCGAATAAATCTTCTCTTGAACGTAGTGCTCTCAATGCAAATCTAGATTGTTCGCCATATCCAGAGGCAGTAAGTGCTGGACCTGTTACTAATATTTTCTTTTTCATTAGATTTCCTTCAATTCCCAAGCTTTGTATGATTTGTTGGGCCAAGAGCCCTTATTGGTATAAATGTCAGTAAATATATTATCCCAACGCTTAATAAAATCAGCGAAGTTAAAATTACTCATAACGTGTTCTCTACCAAGTTGTCCAATTGTTTTTCTTTGTTCTTTAGGAATATTTGTAAAAGTATCTAAAGCACTAACAAATTGTTCTTGGCTGATTCTGTCTTCATAAATAAATGGTACATCTTGTGAACCAATTACTGCTCTTGATGATGGTTCTATTTCAATTCCAAAAATTCCTTTTTCATTTCTAATTTGGTCTTGTAGTCCACCAGTTTTTGTAACAATGATTGGTGTTTCACAAGCAAGAGATTCAAGAGTTGCAAGTCCAAAGCCTTCTGCGTCTGAGATGTTAATTGTTGCATCTGCTAAATTATAAAAGTAAGCTAGATTTTGTGGTGGCATCTTTTGTTGAGAAAAAAGAATTTCTCTATTTGTAAGCCCTAATTCGTTCATAATAGCAACCAAATCTTGTCCGTTTTGATCTTTAACTTCGGTATGCATAATAAGAGTTGCTTTTTTATTTGTTTTCTTCAAAAATTCAGCAAACCACCACATAACAGAACCAGATTGTTTGCGTCTTGCGTTTCTATTGTTCCAGAAGAAAATAAATCTATCGTCTTGAATATTGAGAGTTTCTTTTTTAAACTTTTCTATTTCTTGTTCCGAAAGTCTTTTGAAGATATTTGTGTCAACAGCGTGTGGAACATAAGTTCTTTCAACTTCTGGTGCTACATTTGCAACAATATCATCTGAAAGTTTTGAAATGGTTGCAATATGGTCATTTGAAAGATAAAACTTTCTATTAAATGTTGGATATGGATAATTATCCCAAACATGGTAGTACACCATAGGTACATTTGGTCTAATTTCGTTTTCCATTTGCCATAACCATCCCCAAAAACGAGGGTCAGTCATAAACCATATAATATCTGGACGTTCTGTTCTCAGAACAGAACGAATCATCTCTTGCGAACCATATCCATCAACTGGAAAAATAACCCAATCATCTTTCCATTGTTCGGTTTTTTGTGGTCGATAGTCTTGATGTTTGATAGCACCACCAAAAGATATAAATTGATACTTTCCGGTAGCCAACATACCTTCAATAATATTTTTGGACATATGAGCAACGCCAGAAGGAGAGAAAGGGTGGTCGCTCAGAGTAAGAATTTTAATTTTTTTCATCTATTATCCTGTTACTTTTTTTTATATTTTCAATCTTTTCTAATGGCCTTAAATTATCTAATGACCAACATTTTATAAAATTTTCATCATCAAAACTTTGAAACAACAATTTTGATTGTGGATAAATATGGTCAATATGCCAATAAATTCCATAATTTTCCCAATTCATATTTTCATCAAATTGTTTTTCAAGATGTTTTCTAAGTTCTTCTGGTGTGTATGGTAACTTTTTCCATGTAGAAGAACTTTTTGGAATCAATTGCTTAAATAAATAAAATCTAATTATTTTAGAAACATTTTTTCTTAGTTTGTGATTTATTTTTTGTTCTTCTGTTCTTTTTTTTGGTATAAATTTTATCCAATTTTTATATGTACCATTTTGTATATACATTTTTGATGCACAAGAACGGGAACAAAAACCATTTCTTATTCTATAACGAATAACTTCTTTATTACAAAACTTACAATTAAATGTTTCTAAATGATTTTGAATAGTTTTCTTTTTTCTATTATTATTATGCTGTAACCTACATTCATTAGAACAAGTTTTTGAAGCCCAATTCTTGGCTTCATACTCCTTGTTACATATAATACAAACTTTATTCATTCGTTTACGTTTGAGTTCCTACACTAGTAAATAGTAGTGTTGGAACTCAAACTACTATTACTTACAAAATTCTGTTTTATAAAACTCGCATCCATTACAAGAAAGACGATTTTTAATATGTTTTTTACTAATAATACTAGAAATTGCTTTTGTCAATAGATTATTTGCATTTTCCATCTTCTTTTTTCCACTTGAAACACGGAAAAACTCAACTCTACTCTTTTTTGTAGTTCGCTTCAAAAGACAAAAATGAGTTTCAATGTTATCAAGTGGAATATTATGCTTTTTAGCAAAGAATTCCTTGTAATATGTCAATTGGTATGTAACCATAGGGTCGGATTTCTTTTTCATATCCCAACCCCATGAACAAGTCTTAAAATCGACAATATGATACTTACCATCTGGTGTTTTGAGTACCAAATCGATAAAACCCTTAAAGTTGTAATCTTCTTTAATAAGCTCTAATAGGTCTTCTTCTGATGAAACGACTTCGTATTCACCCAGATATTCCACAATTGCTGGAAAAAGATCGTTGAAGATTGCTTTACCTTGCAAAACCATATCTGCGACAAGGTTTTCGTCAAATGAAGCTTGTACTTTTGCCTCTTCCACCGCATTTTTAAAGTTGGTTTCAAAATAATTGCCACAATCTTCCTCCCTTATTTCCTTAAGTAGAGACTTTTCACAAGTTTCGTGAACAGATGTTCCAAAAATTGTGTATTCATTTGCAGTAAATACTTTTATTTTATCTTCATAAACAAGTTTACGTTTATAAGGACACTCAGACCAAGTTTTTAATTCCGAAAAGGAAATGTGTGGCAAAACAACACCTGTATGTTTTTAAATTATAACATACAGGTGTTTAAGATTCAACGTTTTCTTGTTTTTCTTGTGGTGGATTGTAATCTACGTCATACAATGCCTGCTGATAGCCACGAATAAAGTTTTCTTCTGCTAAAGCAAGCACAAAATCTGGAAATTCGTCTGCCATTGCAGTAATTATCATTTCTACTGAAACTCTTCCATCTTCTGGTTTTAGTTTATTGCCGACATAATTAACTAACCACTCTTTCATTGGGTTTTCGGCTTTTACTTCTTGCATTAAAGATTCGCTTTTTTCCATTTTATTTCCTTATTCTAAACTTTCTAAAACATTTATTAATTTGTAAAGTTTTGGACTTATTTGTTTAACGGATGTAAAATCGTTTAAATAATAATGCTCAAAACCATTAGCAAAATATTCTTTATATGATGTTGCGGCATATGGAGAGACAAACAAATTTGTTGTTAGCGTATGCATAATAGGATAACCAATTTCTTGATACAAATAAGTATCAAAATTTGGGTCATATTCAACGTTTTCAAAATTTTGTTGTTCTGTCTTGTAGCCATTTAAGTGTAATATTTTTTTCAATTGTCTTCTTTTAATGAAAAATTCATCTATGACTGCATCGTTTTCATCTATTGCATCACAATATTCATCATGAACAGCATGTGCTAATTCATGAACTAAATTTTTCATAAGTTCTTGTGTACTAAAAATATTATTAGAAATATAAATTGCATTATCTTGATAAAGTGCATTTAAATTTCTTTTGTTTAATTCTGGGAATTGACCAATAAAAATACTATCAATATTGTTAAAATAATTTTTAGGTAAAAGCTTGATTATTTTTTGTAATCCCAAATCTATGTCTACTTCTGGAGAAACAGGATCTTTTTCCCAAACATAGATTCTGTTAAAAAGTCTTCTGTCTTTTAGCTTTTTAATTATTTTATCATTTTTGTCTTTCATTGATTCAATTATTGTTTTCATTTATAGTATCTTTAACAAATTATTAATTTTTTCATCAAAAAAATAATGCCCATCTTTAAATAAAATTAACTTATTTTTTACTCTAGAGAATACGAGAAGCAAGTGTGGCAACTTTTGAGCGTTCGCCGTTCATTAACGTTACGTGTCCTGCCAAATCATATGGTTTAAACTTTTCAGCTACATATGTAAGTCCGTTTGTGGTTTCGTCAACATAGACATTATCAATTTGTTCAATGTCACCAGTTAAAACAACTTTTGAATTTTCACCAACTCTGGTAATAATGGTCTTAATTTCGTGCATTGAAAGATTTTGTGCTTCATCGATTATGATGTACGCATTAGAAATTGAACGACCACGGATATATGTGATAGCTTCAATCTCAATAACTCCTTTTTGCATATACATATCAAGAGTTATTTTGTCGTTACCCATCAAGAATTGTAAGTTGTCTTGAATTGGACGAAGCCAAGGAGACATTTTCTCTTCTAATGTGCCGGGAAGGAAGCCAATATCCTTACCCATTGGCTGTACAGGACGCGAAACAATTAAACGTGAGTATTTGTTGTCTAATCCAATCGTTTGCTCCAGACCCGCTGCTATTGCAAGCATCGTCTTTCCACAACCAGCCTTACCAACAATAGAAACTAATGGAACTTCTGGATTCATCAGTAAATCAAGAGCAAAAGATTGTTCTTTATTTCTTGGTTTGATTCCATTGATACCTTTCTTTCCAAATGGTACTAATCTTGCTAATGGAAGATTTGGAGCAACAAACTTTGCCAATGCTGTCTTCTTGTTATTTAACGAAGAGGTAAGCATTAGATATTGATTGGCAAATAATTTTTCTTTTTGCTCTGGAAGAACAAGATTTTCATTTTCATAAAATCTATCAATAAATTCATCATCAACAATAACATCAACAAAACCAGTATAAAGACTTGAAGAGCTTTCAACTACTTTTTCTGGATTCATATCTTCTGATTCCATACCAATAGAATCACAGATAACTCTCATGTTGATATCGTTAGAAACAACAATTACTTTTGCTCCTGCTTCTTTTTCGCTCAAAGCAACAGCAAGTATTTGATGGTCTGGAACAGATAAATCTAAGTCTGGTGGAAAATTCATTGAGTGATTGTAACTTTTTACAACCAATATTCCCTTGCCTTTTCCTAATCTCACGCCCTCATACAAAGAGCCTTTAGCACGCAACGAATCAAGAGTTCTAATAACTTTTCTTGAATTAGCGCCAACTAAATCTTGTCTCTTCTTATGTTTATCTAATTCTTCTAATACTTTTAATGGAATTAATATATCGTTGTTTGCAAATCCATTATTTATACAATCACTATCGGTTAATAAAGCACTCGTATCCAAAACGTATGTCTTTTTTGCCATTTAAAATCCGTTGATACTATAAATAGCAATATAACATCTTTTTTGATATGTCAAATAAAAAACCCCCTTTCGGGGGTTTTATTTACTTCTCGATCCAAACTATTATTGATTCATTGTTTGTTGATTCGTTTTCATACAAACCTATATTTTTCATTTCTGTTTCAACAGCTAAAAAGTTTTTATTTTGAGAATCAACAAAAGGTTTTGTTCTAACAATGCAATCTCTATTAAATTCAGTAATATAATTTGACATATAATAAAAATTATAATGTCCTAAATTAGTTAAAACACATTTTGTCCCTTTGTAAACGTCAAGCGTCATGTTGCTTAAATAGCTTGACGAATACCAAAAGACATACGCTTATATTGCTTAACTGCTTCATAGGCAGCAATATTCGCGGCTTGACTTGTGTTCAACGAATAGCCAATACCATCCATAGGAATATAAACCTTATCAGAATTCGCAAGAATTTCTGCTGGTACTCCCGTGGTTTCGTGTCCTGTTATAATACAAATGTGTTCATTGAAATCAAAATTATAATCTTCAATATTTGATGCACCATCACAAAGTTCAAGTGAAACAAGCTTGATTCCCTTGTTCTTCATCGCAACAAGAAACTCATGTGGATTCTTATATTGATGCATTTGTACATAATTGTTCAATGTGCCAGAATACTTTCGCATTTCTCTGTATTCTGGAATAGAGCCAATTACATGAACATCTGTTAGACCAAAACATCCTGCTGTTCTAACAACATAAGCAAGATTTTCATCACACATAAAATTAATAGTTGCGATTGAAATTGGATACTTTTGTGCAGTATTAATCTTGTTGTTATAACGCTGACGACGGGTTTCGGTCCTCAAATTATCCTCATATTAAAAAGTTGGTCTGACTCACACCAGACAGCACCCTTGGGGTTCGCGGGTGGCAACACTTTTAATATAACTACTATTGTTGAGTTGTGGTAGTAGTGGTTTGTGTTTCGGTAGCTGTGGTTACGGAAGCTTCGGTGGTTTCCGTAGCTGGTGCTTCGGTGGTAGAAGAAGTTTGAGTTTCTGTTTCAACTTCTTGTACTTCTGTTGTTTGCTCTGTTGGCGTTTCAACAACTTCTTGTTCTTCACCGCCAGAACAAGCAAAAAAAGACAAAATAAAGAAAACCATTTTATATTAAACTCCTAAATTATTCTGCTACTGATGCGCTATCAGAGGTAGCTGCACTATCGTCTTGGCTGCCAGAGCAAGCAAGAAGAAACATAAAAACTAAATTAAGCATATTTTTCTCCATGTAAAAGCCATATAATTATATTCATGGCTGTATAAATAGTCAATACATATAAAAACTTTATTTGTGTAAAACACATAAACCAATGTAAAATTGGTAATTTACAAATTAATTTGTTATTTATTTACGAATATTTGCGACTAATTCAGACGAAGATTGGATTTTACCTCCACCAACGCCCCACAACATTGTAATTCCTAATTCAGAACAAACATCCATTTCTGGAGTATTCTTATCGGTTCTATCACCACCATTTGCAAAATATGTTGGCTTTTCTCTACGAAGTGCTTCGCATACAGAACCATCTGTATCATCAACACGAACAACTTTTTTTACACCCCTAATTGATTCAAGAATTTCTGCTCTTTCTTCCCATGACATAAAAATAAAACCTTTTTTACGCATAAGCCATTCGTCAGAATTTAGAATAATTATAACTTCGCCAAATTGTGCTGCTTCTTGAATCATCCTAACATGACCTTTATGAACAGGGTCCATGCCACCAGATATAGCTACGATATCATACGCTACCATCAACAACTCCTATTATATTACCATCTTTTAGAACTTTGATTATACCTTGAAATTTCCATTTATCTCTAATAGCTCTTACAGCCTCTTCTGTAGAATTAAAATTGTAAAGAGCATTATATTCAACACCTAAACAATCTTTTCTATATGCATTTATAACTTCTTTGCCAGAAACAGATAAAATTTCAATTACGTATATCAAATTATTATCCCTCTATAATAAATAGAGGGATAATTTTATTTATTTCTTGCTACGCATACGACGAGCACGACGTTTTTTAGAACCAAGCTTGCGTCTACGTCTTCCGTGACTATGTGCGGCTTTACGACTCATTTTCTACTCTCTTAAAAAGTTCTGTTCGATTTAGTCTTTTCTTTTTTTCTTGAAGATGAACTAAATCTTCGATTTGTTCTTCTTGAACTTGATTTGCTACTTTTTCTTTGAATTTTGTTTTATCAAATCCTTTAGCACTCATATGTTCTCCCGCGAACATACAAATCATATCAACATATCGCTTTAATGTCAAGAAGATGATTCTTGTTTTTCAATTGCATTGATAATTTGTTTTCCTTGCCACGACAATTGAACAAAAGAATTATTAGCTTGATATCTTCCAATATAATACATCTTTGTATCTTTAATGGACCAATATTCGTTTGTTCTACCTGCGTCTGGTACACATGCGGTCCATTTCTTTTTGAGTTTATTTGGAAGCATCCTAGGAGAAAAATAAGTATCTTCTGGATTTAGAACACCAAGTTCGTTTCTATACTTTTTAACAAATTTAGAAAATTTATATTCTTCTCCATAATCTGGATCTACTTTGTTATCTTGTTGACATTGTTTGAATTGTAAATTCAATGGTATTGCATCAATATCGTCATCTAATCTAGATTCAATATCACAAGCGTAAACATAATATTTATCGCTTTCTTTTGCACCCAATGCATCAGCAGCATCCATAATTTTTGTAGCTAATGATATTCTTGGTGTAAAATCATCTTCAATTACACGAAATTCTTCATCTTCGTATGGACTTTTTGGCACTCTTGGATTAAAAGTAAAAGTTTTAGAATTTTGATGAAGTTGTGTTGAGCTTAAATGAAAAAATCTAAATAATTCTTCCAATCTTTCATTTGGAATATAATTTTTTCCATATCCATAAGTCTTGTGTTCTTCATTTAATAAAATTCTAATTTTCATTATCCAATTTTTACCTTTCTGACAATCATTGGAGTATTTAAGTCCCAATTATTTGCTTTTGCTATTTCAAGCATTGCATCAATTCTATAAGTAGTTTTTTGTACCAATGAATTTGAGCTGGAAGCAAGCCAAGCTCTTCTTGTATTTAAGAAAGCAATAACCCAAGCTTTTTCATCTCCACCATTTGCTGGTGATTTTTCTGGAAACTTTGCTCTTAATGAAGAAACTCTACCGGGTCCAGAGTGAATACAGGTATCATAAATTACCAAATGTCCAAGAGCAGTAGTAAGACCGATATTTTTGCAATGTTCTACTGCTGGATTCCAGTAATTTTTATTGAATATTTCATCTTGTGCTTGTTGCATCAATTTATCTGAACCAGCAGACTTCAATAAGCTAATTAATGAATTAAGCCAAGCAGGATATTTACCTGTATCGGAATTGAATTTTGTACTTGCGTTTGTAGCAAGATAATTCATATATTGTTTTAATGGCTCTGCTTGTTGTCCACCAAGCTCAATATATCGTTTGCAAACCAAATCCAAAGAACCTGCTTTGTCTGTGCATTGATGTTTTCCATAAGAAATACCAGCACCATCATTTAATACGGAGCAAGTTCCATAAGAAGCAGCAGTTGGTATTCTGCCAGTTTCAAAAATAGAGACAACGCAATCAATAACATATCTTTGTTGTTCTGAAATAGACATTAACTTATTCTTCCTTCAAAAGTGTGTAAGAAAATACGTCGCCAATACCAGCAGATACTTGTTTTCTACATAATGACAAAAATTCTTCAAAATCTGCATCATTTGCAAAAACTTGGCAACCAGCAGACCACTTATCTACATTTGTAGAATTCTTACCTGCTCTGTGAATATTTATACCATATAATCCGGTACTTTCTCCCAGATTAAAATCGTGTTGTGCATCTTTGTCGTTATCACGATATACGGTAACTGGCTTTATCTGAACTAATGCTGGCTTTTCGCCTTTGTGAAGACCTAGTTTCCAGCACCCTCTCCATTGTCCTTCTTTTAAGATTGCTGTTCCAAGCTTGTTCATTAATTCTTTAAGCCAATATGTACCGGGATCTGTTGTAGCAGACCATGACCACTCTTGCCACTCATTGTTATCATTTTTACAAATTACATAAATACGATCATCAAACTTATTTGGTGTACCTTCTTTTTTACGAACACCAATTATGTTTAAATCCCATTTTCCATCAAATACCTTGTAACCTTTAGATTCTAATTTTTGTAGCAATATTGGTTTTGTCATATTTAAGCTCCTAAAATATATATATTAAAGAATATTTTTTAAGTACTTTCTACCTTTTAAATCAGTAACATTATAATACTTTAATACATCTTTGTATCTATAAAGAATATGTCTAAATTGCACAATATCTGTTACACCTAGCAAAGTTTGTGCTTCTACAATATTGGTTGTTGCAGAAACAGCAAAAAGCAATAATCCTTCTTTTGCTATTTTTGGTATTTGTCTCCATAAATTAAAACCATATAATTTTCCGTTTACTGCTCTTGAACTGATTTCTAATTTAAGAGCAATAATTTCCTCCAACGTTAATTGATTCAACATGAACTCAAATTCGTCAGAGGATTTATTTGTACTTCTTAAATATTTAGAAAACGAATATTCAGAAAATCTATTACGAATCAATTAAACCTCTACTGGTACGTCTTCTTCTTCTTTCTTTTGTTTTTCTGCGTCATATTCCGGTGTTGATGGTTCTGTCTCTGGCATATCCATCATTTCTTCTTCAAACTTATCAAAATATAATTTCAAATTTGTAATCAAATAATCATAAAATAAGTCTTTGTCTTTTGAATCATCAAGAATAGTATACGCATCCATAACTGAATTGTCAATTTTCTTGAAAGTTTGAAGAGCCATGTTTCTTCCAGTAGAATCAAGTTTTTCTTTTTCTAAACCGGTTGATAATCTAGATTCTGGTGTATTAAACTTATCTGCTTCTTCTTGCTCTTTTGCTTTCGTATTAAAAACATCAATAAATTTTGATTTATCTAATTCATTATCTTCAAGATCAATTTTTATCTTGTTTTGTTCTTGAAGTTGTGGAGCACCGGGAGGAGTTTCTTCCTTTCTGTACAACTCTGGTTTCAATGAATTTTGAATTGCGTTAAGAATATGTGCTCTGAAAGAAAGTCTTTGTGTTTCAGAGGTTGTCATAATTTTATAATCAGTTTGAATAACAGGAATTATTTTCTTTAACAAATCTTCAAGAACGTTAATACCAGTATTATCGTGGATTGGTTGGTCTTCACCAGCTTCCATAATAAGCTTTCTAACAATATATCTTAATTGCTGTTCTTCAAGTTTGGACTTCTTGAATTCTTGAAGTTTATTAGTTTTGTGCAAACGAATAGCGTTTCTAATAACTTGTCTAAGTTGTGCTTCTTCTTCGTTCATTTGTGTAATTCCTTTTTTCTTTTTTCTTTTAACGGGTTGTCCAATTCCGCCAGCAGCACCTTCTACTGCTCCAGCAGCCATTGTAGCCATTTCATTAATTATGTTAAGCAATTCATTTAATTCAATTTGTTTGGAAGTACCAACTAAAATATTTGCAATTTTTTGTTTTTGTTGGTCTGTGACAAACTCTGGCATAAACTCAAATAATGCTGAAATGTCTGCTTCACCATTTCTAACTGAATTAATAGTATTTCTAAAATCAGTTGCAGAAAATGGCTTACCAGTATCACTTGTAATTGCAGGAATAGTAACGCTAGCAACAATTGGTTTAGATGGGTTTTTGTTTGCTGCTTTGTCCAAACTAGCTTGTGGATATCTATCAGCATCTTTAGTTGATGTAGCAACAACTACTTTAGTATTTGGAGCAAATTGTTTCTTTTCAATAATATCGTATACTGCTCCTATTGGAGATGGTACATTTGATTTTATTGCAACAGCATTTTCATAATTAGCATCGCCTATATACATATTAAAAATATCTGCTGCTTGTTGACCTGTTATATCACTTCTAATTGATTGCGCTGCAACGGGCTGAGAAACCAAAACTATTACTTCGTCGTATATAGACGCCAAATAAGAAACAACTGCCATATGGCCTTTGTGTGGTGGCTTAAATGAGCCGGGGAATAAAGCAATTGTATTTTGTTCCATCATTTGTTCTCTAATTAAAGATTCTCTCTGAACTGCTCTGTTTGCTTTTGTAAAACCTTCTCTATCAACCAATTTGATATAACCAGCAGGACTTGCAATTACATATCCTTCGCCACCTTCCATTGTTCCAATAGAAGATTTGACAGGTGCATCTTGTGAATCTAATTGTCTAATAATATTGTTTTTGACACTCATAATGGTTTTGACACAATCCCATAGAGCATCAAAACCTTGTTTGTTTTGTTGAATATAGTTTTTTATACTTTGTTTAGCATTTTCAGTTGCTTTTGAATTATCCAACCAAGCAATAAAGTCTTGTCCTAAATTATCAAGTCCAGTATCGACTTTTGAGTTTGTGTATGTATAGAATAATTCTGCTAAATTAGAAATTTTTAATGAACGTAATGTTTCTTTATTCAATAAATCATCAATCATAGAAGCATTAGAACTAATTTTACTTTTTGCTGAATTTATTTGTTTTGTATCAATCTTTACTGGTTCTTTTGGAAGAACAGGAGGAACAACTAATAAATCTGTTCCTTGGAAAATATTGTAATCTTTAACACTTAATTTGTTGCCCTCAAAATCTACTTGTCCATGTACTACTACACCAACCTTGCTTTGTGCAATTCTTTTTCCAATATCGCTACTTGCATCAATCTTGTATTCAACAATGTTTGGCTTAAATATAAACTTTCCATCAACAACCTTTGGTGTTTCAGTATAAAGTAAATCGCCAAAAAAGTATCCACGAACATCTTTTGGAGTTGCTGCCTCAAAAACTAAAAATGCATTTTTTAGATTACCAACAAAATTTGTGTAATCTGGTGTTACTTCTTTGCCTTTATTTAATTTTCTTACATTAACAAAAATGTTTTCAAGTTCTTCTGGTGTCTTTGCTTTTCCGTCATACCCTTTTGCAGTAAAACCACTCTTATCTGTAAATATAAATTGTCCGTTTTCATCACGACCAAATATTACTGCGGGAGAACCATCCCATTTCAATGATGTTGCTTTCTGTCCTTGTTCTGTTGCTAAACTTGCAAGTGCATCAAGAGCACGGATAGCACCCTTGCTACCTTCCCAAAATACCAAATCTTCTGCGTGTTGAATTCTTGGACCATCACTTACGTTTGCTTCTTGTAATGATACAACTGGAACTTCTTTTCTATTTTTTGTGTTTAACAAAGGAAATTGAACACCATATTTTGGAAATGCTTCAACAGCATCTGCAACCATTTCGTTGTAGTTTGGATCATTTTTAATAATATCTAAAATCTTATTAATTGAAGTTAAATCACTTGGATTGTGTCCTGTTCCAAGAAGAATATCAGTTATTTCTTGTGGATTTGTTGTTTTTTTATTTGTTTGACGATTAGTTAAACCATTAAAACCAGACCATTTATAGCCTCTAAATTTGGCAATAGAAGCAAGAAGAGTTTGTCTATGTTGTCCCTTAAACTCTCCGGGTGGTTCGCCTTGTGCAGCCCATTTCATAAATTCTGGATCTCCAAACATCAAATCTGTTTGTACATATCCATTTGCTGGATTTCCATTGATAGGTGTTCTAAAATGTACTTCTATACCAGTTTTAGCAACGTATTCTCTTATGTTTGCATCTGGAATATTTTTAGAAACCCATAAAACTAATTCATTATAAACTTCTTCTTTTGAATTTTCTTCTTGATTAACAGCAATATCTAAATCACCAGATGTAGGATTTTTACCAGTTGTTCCAAGGGTGTTGTCTAATAAATCAATACCTAAAATGTTTTCTAACCATCTTATGGTTGGAGTAACATCGGCTTGATTGATTCTTTGTGTTAGTGGTTTTCCATCTTTAGACTTAAAAACATTACCACCCTCTAATAACAACATAAATTATTATTCCTTTTCTTCTATTATATCAGATTCTTTTTCTTTTGTTTCTTCTAATAATTTTACTTTTTCTTCTAATGTAAAAACTTGTTCTTCTAACTTATTAACGTGTCGTCTAACTTCTTTCAAGTGACTTTTTGCAATCTCTATTCTTCTTTTGTCAGAAGTAGAACTTGGACGTAATGAATTTAAAGTTTCAGTTAACGATTGAAGATAAGACATAACACTTGGAGAAACATTTTCTTCAAGTTTAAAAAAATTCCAAGTTATGTTGTTTAAAAAAGTATTTTTAGGCATTTGTTGTTTTCTTCTTGCTTGGTTTTGGAACAACAACAACTGGTTCATCCTTTACTTCTTCAACAACAGGAGTTATAGTTTCAATTACTGGTTCTTCAGTTTCGACTTTTGGTTCTTGTTTAGGAAGTTCGATAGATTGTTGTTTTTTGTTTTCCCAAAGTTCTTTAAGTGTTAAAAATTTACTATATTTCATTATTTTTTCTCTTGTGCCATTTTGGTTGCGGTAGCATACATAACTTCTTCGCCTCTACCGGGATATCTTTTATCAAATTCTTTTTTTGATTTTTTCATACCTTTAACAATTTTTTCTTTTTCTTTTGTTTCTGGCTTAGTAAGTTTTGCTTCGTCAAGCTCTTGTTCTTCTTCGTCTTCTTCGCCATTTTCTTCTTTGGCTTGTTTTGCTGCTTGTTTCATTGATTCTTTTTTGTTACCATCTTTATCTAAGTCAAGAAAATCTGGTTTTGCAGCTTCGGTAAGATTACGTCCAAAAAACTTGTTTGACAAAAGACCAAACAACTCTTGATTCTTCCACTCGTTAAATGGTACACTATCTGTGTCGGTGTCCTCTGCGATCTTGTATTTGCTTAATTCAGACTTTTTAGCACTATCACGTACCTTTGGTTCTGGTCTTTGTTCTTCTTCTTTTTCTGTCTTTGCTTCAGCGAGAACTTCAGCTAAAGCTTTTTTGATGTATGCTCTTAATTTAGATTCGTTCATTTTGTTGTTAATCCTTATAGTTAATGGTTGGTTTTTATAATTATCTTCCCAATCTCTAAAAATCATATTTCCTTTAAGATATGCTTCTTCTTCAAATTTTCTTAAATCTGGATTATTTTGTGCATACCTTTTGTCGTATAACTCTTTTTCAAGATGTTGAGTTAAACGACCATCACAATCCTGTTGATAATGAACTAATTCATGAGCAACAGAACGTAATATGTCTTTTGGGTGGCGATTGGTTATAAAAACAGAGATAGATTTATCGTCTGGTTTATAAAATCCGGTTTTACCTAATGGGTTTGATGAATTTTCTGTATCATCCAGAAAATTAATAACAGGTGGTTTATTAAACCCAAGTTGCTTTTGAGCATATGGTAATAAAGATTTGACCAATACTTGGTATTGTTCTTTTAATAGCATATACTAAATAGTTGTATATATAAATAAAAATGCCTTTTAGAGATTATCTAAAAGGCATTTGATCTTTTAAATTTAAGTTTTATTGTTTAGAACCACGCAATGATTTTTTTTAATTAAAAATTATTCTTATTTAAATAATCTTCAAAATCTGTCATTTCTTTATTTTGTTCTGCACTACGGAATTTTGTTGGTTCAAAATTTTTCTTATTTTTAACATATTTTTCAAAATCTTCATCGCTTACTTGGCCCGTATCGAAGAGATTTTTAATCTCAGATTTAAGTTCTTCTATATCTAATAACATCTGAAACATTGCAGAGGGAGTACCACCAGCATGGTATGCCTTATCGTGAATAGCAACCATTTTTTTTGTAATATCATCAAGTGGATGACCCTTTCCTTCATTTAATACTTTATTTAATTCTTCTTTAATTATTTTGCGAAGAGCAGATTCTGTAAGTTTCATTGTTAAACTCCTTGTTATATAAATAGAAATATGTTTAGAAACTGGCAAAAAAAATTAAATATCGTGAATTTGTTGGTTACTTACTAACGAAATACATACAGCAAGAACTTCTTTTTCAATTGTAGAACCCATAGGAATAACTTTTACAATTCCAACTTTTCTACTTCCACGATTTACTATTTCTATTTTTGATACAAAACCAAAACTTTTTTTCATTTCTGGTTTTACTATACCTTTGGAATCGTCTGCCAATTCCGACCAAGAAACAATATCTCCTATTTTTATTTTTTTTAACGTATATTGTCCGAATATATGTTCCATCAGTTCAGACCAATACCAATAATATCACTTTCTGGAACAAGTATTTTTTGGTTTTGTGCATATACAATATGACAACCTTTTTCATCTGGGAATTCTGTAATTCTTGTGATTACCTTACCAGCTACGATTGGTACAACTTGTCTTGTTTCAATATTGACATAAAATTTAATTCCAGAACCAGAAATCAATTCGTAATCATAAAGAACTTTGATTTTCTTTTGTGTTTCAGTTAATGCTTTTGCAGTAAGTTGTGTATAGACTTCATGTGTTTTGGTTGTCATAGCAAAAACCTCGTTGCTTATAGTAATTATATTTTATTTACCTTAATACCATGCTTTATCAATAAATCAATTCCGGTTGTGTCATTAAGATATACTTCGGAATAATTAACTTCCTTTATGTCTGCATTGATGATCGCTTTTGCACACATTTTGCAAGGAGAGTGAGTAACATACATTTTCTTTTGTTTTGGATTATTAAAATCCATTTTAATTAAGGCATTTATCTCTGCGTGGATAAACCCAGAGCCACCAGAATCATTTGATTCTCTTTCGTTTGTTCCACCTTTCTGGTCACCATTGTAACCGAGAGACAATACGCCAGTATTATCAAAAGGAACAATAACACAACCAACCCTAAATTTAGGATCGGTTGAACGTTGAGAAATTGTTAAAGCAAAGTTGGACCATACTTGGTCCCAAGATAGTCTATTCATTAAACTATTATAACTTTGTTTTTATCTTTCTGCTACTTTTTTAACAGATACCAACTTGTCATAATAGAACTCTGGGATCTCTTTAATTTGAGGAATAAGAGTGTTATTCAAGAAGAATTCAATATCTTCACCACGTTGAAATTCTGCTTTGACAATTAAGTATTTAATATCGTATTTGCTAGTTGATTCTGGAGAAGCTTCAGTACGAACAATTGTAACATTTTCGATACCACGAAGAGTGTCTTTAATCTTTGTAAAGTTTATGAATTCTTCTTCTTGTCTTGAAATTTTTACAGAAAACTTGAATTCATAAACTTTTTGCTCAAATGCTTGTTCCTTTATGATAATACGCATTTACAAATTTTACTCTTGTTCTAAATTTTGCATAAAATCGCCAGTAGCGTTAAGCATAGCTATAACTTTTTTCATCATTTCTGGATTTGTTTGTAAGTATTGTGCAATTGCAAATGGTGCAGCAGCTAAACCAGCCATAGCAGTACCGGCAGCAGCAGCTTTAGGAGTAACAACAGGTTCTTCTTTTGGTTGTCTATACATTTCAAGAACATTGCTTAATTCTTCACGGACAAGAGAACGTAATTTGGATTCGGTGAGTTTCATGGTTGGATTCCTTTTCAATAAATAGTATTAAATACCCATTTTCTTCAAAATATGTTTTTTGATATTAAAACTTGATTCATATTCTGTTTTTCCGTTTTGATGATAAAACGAAACAGAAGTTGTTGCATAGGAACGACCATAAGAGTATTCATCGACAAAGAACCAAGCACCTTCTTTTAGATGCTTTTGTACTTCTTCCCATAGATTAATTGGGTCATGCTCTTCTTCATAATCTTCATCTACTTCATCTTCCTCTGTTCCCTGTCTATCGTGTAAAGCAGAATAACGAATATCAACGCCAGAGTCCATAAAACCGCCAGCCTTAATAATGAAAGAATTTTCTTCCTTACTATAGGCATCAAACTGGCAATAAGCGTCATCAGACAAATAACCACAAGAAAGGTTGGTTTCATCTGTAAGAAGGTCACAAAGTTTTTTAATATACTTAACAGATTCTGCATCCTTCAAGATAAAAGATGTTGTACAATAATTACCTACTTCAACTCCCATTTATGCCTCTATGGTTGAATTTTTGATTTTGCAAAACCAGAAACAATTTGACTTTCAATAGAAGAATCAAGAATAACAAATCTTCCATCTGCACCAGTTCCTGTGTTAGCCAATCTTATTTCTTCTGGTCGAATACCCAATCTCATTATAGCACTCATTACATTGTCGTACAACTTATTTTGTCCAAAAGCATTACACATTTTTTTGAAAGGGATCTTTTTAAGTTTTTGCACTTCAACAATTGGAAGTTTTGTCCATAAGTCTTTATATATTTCCAAAGCTCTCAATTTGTTTCCAGAGTTATATACAAAAGATATTTGAATTAATTTGTTTTTAACAACTGGGCTTTTTATTTCATCAAGAAGGGGATTTGGAAAAAATTCATTATAAGTTTTAATATCAAAAGACTCAAATGGTTGAGCTTTTTCAAGAGCAACCCAACGATAATCTTTTTCAGAGATTGCCGATAAAGGAAACAAATTATAATACTTATGAGATAATCTTCCAAGTTCTGCATCAGTTTTATTTTGTTCTGCTGCTGCATTATTTGGAGTAATATCAAACTTGATTATGTATTCATCGCCAATATCAAATACGCAACGAAACTTTCCATGACCAATATATTTTGTTTTATTGCCAGTTGATTCGCCAACATAGCGAACAAACTTTAGAATATTTTTTTGTATTTCAACAATCCCAACAGGTTGTTTATATTGTTCATTAAGTTCTTTAAGAAACTTATCAAAAGCACTTGAGATTTGTTCGCCTATCTGTGGTAAGTCCTTAAAGAATTTTGTTTCTTCTTCAGAATATCCACCTTCGGACATACCTTCTCCGCCAAACATTGCTTGTTCATTAATGTAATTGCGGAAGTTTTCTAATAAAAGTTTCATATTATAAATAGTAAAAAACCCCAGAATTTCTTCCGGGGTTTTTTTTGAGCAAATAAAATAATATTAAACCTTTTCAACCAATGTTTTATTCACAATATCGTAGCCTTCGACCTTTCCAATATTGTAATAATCAAAACCATCCAATAAGCAAATTTTTTGTTCTGCAAATTTTCCACCACCTACATAATAAGCAGATACTTGTCCAACTATCTCTGTGAATAGGGCAGGGACTGCTTTTGGAGGAAGAGTTTTCAAGTGAACATTATAAGATTGAAGTTCTCCAATCAATGAGAATTCTGTTCCTCTTGAACCAATTGCTTGAATATGAGACATATAATCATGGATTGCACGAAACTTTGCATTTGTCAATTCATCAAATACATCATGTTGAGCATCAATGGTTGCAATCTTCATAATGCCATTTTGCTTAACATCGTTCTTTAATTGTTGAGCATTTTCATATGCATGATAATCGACAAACTGAATATCAACTTTTGATGAAATGCGCTTGAACATTTTTTCAATAAATGGTATCATTGCTTGAAAGTGAGGAACGGCTCTTGCCTCAAACTTGGGAGCAGCCAAATAAGCCTTGCCAACCAATTGCGAATATTTTTCCCAACCATCTGGTCCCGGTTTCAATAAAAGACTTTCATTAAGAAAGCCTCGCCAATTTTCCAATAAAATTTTCATCACATGAACCTTCGGATATGCCCATTATAAAAGACGTTGTTTAGGTAACTTCTTGCAATATCATATTTTGCAGGAACAACTTTTGCAAGAACAGACATTATTTCATCCCCAACATGATAACGAGAAGGATAAAGATTATAATCATCTTTGTCCATGAATTGTTGAGTTCCAAAGTGGAATTGATAACGTTCTCCATCGCTTTTATCAAGAATATAAAACAATGGGTCATCGGGTTTATAATATTGCTTGAAATAATCAAGACCGGGAGCAGCGGTACACCAATCGGTTCCTTTGCCCAATTGACAAGCAGCACCCTTATTATGAATAACGATTATTTGCCAGTTCTTATCATCCAATAAAACTTCTTTGCCCTTATCTGCATCTGCTTGTTCTTGTCTTTCTTGCCAAGCTTGAAATAAAGGTTTTGCTTCTTTTACAAGTTCAATAAGTTCATTGTAACTAGAAACGGAATTTAAATCCTTTTTTCCTTCCTCAACAAATCTATTCCAATGAAAAAAGTTTTCAATCAATTTTGCTCTTCTTATATCAGACTCAGAAGATTGTGGATCATCTGCCAAGTAAGCATAAGCAAAGCTCAAATTGAAATTTGCTCTTAGCTCTGGAATATCAAGATGCCTACCAGAGAAATTTAAGAAAATGTCATAACCATGTGCCGCAAGGTACTCAACAATCATGTTTAAGAAAGAATCTAAATCTACGATTGAATTTTTTACAAGTTGCTTATAATTCCACAATAACGCAATACTTTTTTGTTTATCTGTAATGTCGTTTGGAATAATCTTATCGTTTATCATGTTTGCAATAACGATTCCGCCCAACTCCCAAGCATTTGTATATTTATTTATTTCTTCTTGTGAGGGATTGCTTCCCAACTTATCAAGTATTGCATCTTGAATATTTTTTTCAATTTGATTATATCTATCTGGCGATTTATCGTAAGCCCAACCTTTTAATAGTTTGGCACTTCTTTTCTTTATTGTTTCATAAGCGTCTTCATATGATTCAATAAGCAAATCCTCGTTGAGAATTGCATGAGTGTATCTTTTCCAGTTTTCTAATATCAGTTTCATTATGTTATAAGTAGTTTATTTAATTAAATATACAACGGTTTTCCATCTTCTGCAAGATAGCCTTCAATAGAAATGTTAGTTTGAAATTGTCCTGCCGTTGGGTCAAACAAAACATTATTATCAATCAATAACCAAACATGGTCAGACGACATTGGAGCATCAACCTCTCCTTTTACAATGCTATCATACCATTTGTCATTTGGAGAAACATAGTTTCCAACAACTTGTTGAACGTTAATTCCAGCGTCTTCAAAAATTTTTATCCATCTATGAGAGTTCTCTCCACAATCCCCTTTATAAGAACATGAAGAATAAACCTCAATTGCCCTTTCTTCCAATACGCCAAGGATGTGTTGAGGAACGTCAGAGTTATCAAGTGTTGTATAGAACCAATTATTGGTTGCTTCATTAAAAGAAACTGCTTCTTTTAAATAAGACCTCCAACTTTCCATTATTAGTTTCATCATGATATAAGTAGTTTGGTTAAAAAGTCCTGCAATTTTCTATAGGATTTTTTTGAATTGGGAGTTTTTTATAGCCCTTTAAAAAGTTTTGGAAATTTTCTGTGTGTGTCGTTTAAGCGCTAAGCGCAATATAACACACCCAAGCCATATGGGACATACATTCCGTGGGGGGAGGGAGGGGGGAGGGGGGAGTACCCCCCTTGCTACCTAAATAACTTTAATATGTATTATGTTTGTATCTAACACATATCAAGGTGTAACAGGATAAAGACGACGCAAAGCACCGCTAACAACTTGCTCTTCACTATAACGCATCTTTGTACCATCGAAAGAAACGATGTAGTAATCTTGATTATCGCTAGGCACAGAAAGAACTCGACCAATATCACGATACTTAGACTCACGAACCATATCACCAATCTTGAAAGTCATGTTATCTCCTTTGTTAATTAAGAAAGCTTTACGAGAAAACCAGCAGCTTGAGACTTGATGTAGTTTGTGGTATGATTACTATCTCCGTTCCACATAACTACCAATGTTGCTTCATCATAAACCTTGTTCTGATGTTCATCAATTACAACGCCAACAGAACCAGCAATGTAATTGAACTTGTGTGCTGGAACAGGACGACCATTTCTGTAATACTTATAAGGAGCTACAATATCTCCCACTTGAATTAGAGGACCATCGCTAACCAACTTCTTCTTGTATGCGCTTGTCATGTTAGCTCCAACTGCCCAATTCTTTTGGCTATTCATATTAATCACTTACCAACCGCAACAATAATCTCATTGGTCTTGAAGTAAGGGTTGCGAGCGTTCTCCTTATCGGTCATCCACATACGAGGAACGTTGGAAGGAACAGGCTTAGGAGCACACATATCGGTAAGGATAATGTGAGCATCGAATTCACCATGCTTGTTAACCCACTTGGTAGGAGCATTGAAGTCCGTACCACCACACATCACACGCTCCCAATCCTTCTTGGTGCCCTTCTTCCACTCATACACAAGCTTGTCCTTGACCTCGGTGTCGAAAGGAACTACGGTAAAGGTTGCAATGCCAGCAAGGTTGTTAAGCTCAGAGAAGAACAAAGCAAGCATAGAATCGGAAACAGAACCAGACTGATCAATGCTAATTGCAATCTTGGCAATTCGATTAACCTTCTTGCCAGCATGGATGCGAGGGAAACGCTTGTTAATGCGACGTACCGTAGAGGACTTGTCACAACGCTGAGAAACCTTCACGAAATAACGCAGCATCTTCCGCCAATCAACAGAAGTCTGGAGGGACTCCATGATTCGCTTGCGCTGCTCGGCAGACACAGAACCCCAATTGTTAGACTTGGAGCACTCCTCGGCAGCTTGCTTGATTGCTTCCTTAAGACGCTCCTTTGCAATCTCATTGGTAGTATTGTCTACATCACCATCCTGCTCAGACCAACCGCTGTGGTCATCGAAAGTGTCGGGCAAACCATCACCATCAGACGGCTGGCCTTCGCCCTTCCCACTCTTGTCACCCTTCTTCTTGTCCTGCTCTTGCTGCTTCTGCTCCTGCATCTTACGCAATTCATCGAAGTAGAATTCAGCAGCCTTGCCCTTCTCCAAGTGGGCAAACGGACCTTCGCCGGGAATACAAGCAATCTTAGGGATATTCGGGATATGCGAATTGATAGCAAGGTCCGTTGCAATGTTCCAAGTCTTGGTCATACCCTCGGCAGGCAAACGACCCGTAACATGGTCAAAGCAAAGATGGTCAAACTCATGACGAAGAACGGCAGTCTTTTCGGGATCGGAAAGACCCTCAAAGAACGTCGGATTATAGAGCATCTCAAACTGCTTGGTTTCCTTATCAATGCGAACACCCGCCGTAGGAATAGCGGAAGAAGGAGCCTTATTCACACGACGCGAGATAGCCGCATAGAAAGGCTCAGCCTGAAGGAGACGATAAACGTGAAGGTTGAGATCGAAAGCCATTTGATAGTTACCTTTTGCTTGAGGGTTTATCGATCAAGGTTCTACGCTACGAGAGCATCATACCATAAGGGTCTGGAGAAGTCTGTAAAGAGGACTACAGAACTGACAGGACTCTATAAAGCATAGGAGGCATCATCGTTTTAGTAGAATAGCATAGGTTCTCGTTTAAGTCTGTAAGCGAAACTACAAAACTCGCAATACAAAAAAGTTTCATTTTTTTGCGTTGATACATGGAATTTATCGATACTTGATACTAATTATATGATACTTGTGAGTTGGTGCTAAATACACCCACCCAACACTCGCAAAACAAAACCCCTTAACAAAACAAGCATTACAGCTAACGAAGTTGTTATGCATTTGCATATCATACAAGCAATAACAACCACTCGCCACAATACTCCACATTACTCCACTTTATCCCACCACAATTGAGCCTCACGATAAGTAAGCATTGAACCTCCATGCCAATTAAAATTAAGTCCTTGAATCTTGACATAAGAAAGAGGTTGTGGAGGATTATGCTGTATATAAGTAACAAAAGCATATAGGTCAGTCTTTCCCGATGCTGTCTTGCTCTTTAACCTTACAATGTCTCCTGCTTTAAACATCATCAGACTCCACTTTAATCCACCTTATTTAGAACATATGGCAAATGCCAATTCATATTCCCATTGAACCATTGAATCTTATTTCCTTTATAGGTTGTGCAAATAACATAACCATAACTATGATGAAACCTATGCATTACAATATCTCCAATGTTAAACATTATCTCTCCACTTTACTTTAATCTCACTTTCATTAACGAGCCCGGTAGATACCACAATGTTTCTCCATCAAACCATTGCACCTTAAACTCTTGCTCTTGTTGGTTTACATCAATAACATATCCATATCTGATATAATACCTCTCATACCTATACTTTACAATATCTCCTACATTAAACATTAACTTACTTTCTCCCACCATATTTTGGCTTCTCTTTGAGTAAGTATTACTATCTCTCCATGCCAATTAATCCATTGAGCAGTAATGCGAGATAAGGACATATCATGTTGGTTGTGTTTGATATCAATGATAAGAGCATAATAAACCTTTTCCATCATTTGCTTCTGTCTTACAATATCTCCTATCTCAAACATTATATTCTGCTCTCTCAATTTCCCTATGCGTGACCCATCTGTGGTTTGACCAATATTTATCTTCGCTCTCAAACCATTGGACTTTATAACGCAAACCATCATCACCTTTTGGTTTCCATCCATTGATGTTTGTTTGGGCATATCCTGTATCAATGATAAAACCATAAACGTGTTCATTTACATGCCTTATCATATCTCCAATCTTAAACATCGTCGGACACCTTTTCTATATAATAAATCATAAAAGAAGCAGGATATGATATGTCATAGTTTTCCTTTTGGATATTCTCGTCAAACCAAAGCACTTTATAGTTTTCACCAACAATGTTGTCACATTTAATAATAACACCATGAACATTGCTGAGTTTATGTTTGACGATATCTCCAACCTTAAACATCGGATACCCTTTCTAAGAAATGAGCAGGGTATTCATGATTATAGTTTTCTTTTTCTATTTCTTCGTCAAACCAAAGCACTTTGTACCAACCAAAATAACAATGAATAATCACACCATAAACAGGTGGCAATTTCTTTGCTGACTTGACAATATCACCAACATTAAACTTGCCCATGTCTATTGTGCCTTCACCAAAAGGTATTCATTAAAACGACCAACAGCACCATTATCAAACCACTTCACCACATATTCAACTTCAAGTGGCATTGCAATTGTGTTCAAGATAACACCATACGTATCCTCGTCATATTGAAAGATAGCGTTTTTAACCTTTTTGAGTTTAACAATGTCTCCAACATTAAACTTGTCCATGTTTAATCCTCCATCTTTCGCAAAGCATGTTGAGGTGTCCAATTCGATGTACCATTATCAAACCATAACACATTGCACCATGTATCGTTTGTGTTATAGCGAACATCAATTGCCAACACATATCCTGCATAGTTATTGCTGAATAGCTTAAAGGTGACGATATCGCCAACCTTGAACATTATGATACCTTTGCGAAATAGTTGTAGAATTCCCACATTTTGTATCCATCGGGCTTTTCTTTATCGTACCAATGGATAAGCACTTGCTTTACACACTTTCTATCGTCATATTGAACATCCACAACAATACCAAGTTTGTTTGTGTTAGTGTTATGTGGTTTAACGATTGTACCTATCTTTATCTCAAGCATGTAAGCATTATAGCATGGAGGCTATAGAAAGTCTGTAATAAGTCTTACAAAGTGGATGGAAGGAAAAAAAATTAGGGCGAATCTTGAACTTTGACTGCCCTTGTCCACGTTGTGCCGTAGTATTCTTCCCGTAGAAACTTCCTTTTGCTCACTTCTTCGTGCGTCGGGTCGCTAATCCAATCCACATAGTAAAGGTATTCCTCGTCATCAATGGAGCTAATAACTCCATAATGCATATTCATAAAACAAACAATGTCTCCAACCTTAATCATAAATCACCTATAAAGTTGCTATTCTATCTTGAACCAAGTCTTTCCTTCATCCTCGACTGAAAGACTGACGTTTGTGTACGTTCTTGAAAACATCATAACACATATGTATTCCGTTGGTTGCTCTGATGTTTTCTTTGTTTTGTTTTTCTCTATGACCATCCCAAATTCGGTTAGGTCGCCAAGGTATTTTGTATATTTGACTAAATCTCCAACTTGTATCATCAATTATCTCAATTTGGTTTATTTTAGAAAACTCTTATCAATCTTGAACCAATATTCGCCGTATGTTTCAGCAAGTAATGTTATTCTGCTATTTGCACTATGGAAAGGTTGAATTGTGTAGCTTATTCTTTGTTCATCAAAGCCAACGACTAATCCACCAAGCCACTCGTTTTCGCGATAGCTGTGCTTCCATCTTACAATATCGCCTATGCCAATGTCCATGTTGACTTGTTTATCGCGTTTTGTACGCAAGACCAAGGTTATAAAAAACAGCAAAGAAAAGGACGAAAAAACCAGCAAAGAAATTAACCATTTTGCCTCCATAGCCATTATAATAATTATCTTGATAAGACACGTTCTACCTGCATTTCTTCAAGTGTTTTGCTTGAAGCCAAAAAGGCTCCTCGCAACACATAAACCTAACTTTTGCCCACTTTACATTAATCTGCTTTGTATCTACAACATAACCAATGGAATTGCAAAGCTTGCTAAACCACTCCTTGTATTCTGAGGAATCTTCGGGAACATTGCCATTGAAACCTAACTTATTCTCGTTTATACTTTTCCAAGCAGAAAAAGCATATTTAATGTGATATTCTTTGCTAAAGTCGGTTAATTCTACCATATCTCCTATTTCTACTTTGCCCATTTCAATTGCCTTTCATGCAAAACAAGGTCAAGTCCTGTTTGCAAGAACCTAACTTGATATAGAAAAGTGTCGTTGCTTCCAAGCTTTTCAATACGTGTTACTACGCCTACATCCTTGCGAAGCAAAGTATTACGCTGTTGTGGAGTGATTCTTCGATATCTTGTAGGAAAGTATTCGATTTTATCTTGCTTAGGCCACACATGAAAAGAGGTAGCAGGACAGATATTAAGACGACTTGAAGCTTTAACGAGACTTCCAATATCAAATTTGGTTTTTGTCATTACGACACCTTCCTTACTTCCCGAACCTTTCTATTGTTTGGCAAATAAACAATAAAGTTCATATCTTGAATATTACAAAATTGAGAGGAATTTGGCCCCCACCCACCAAGATTGGTGTATGTGTTGGTAACAACGAAGATAGTGTTGCCATAGCCTTGGATTTGCACAAGATCGCCAACCTTGAAAGTGTTTTTCATGCATTACATCCGTCCCTTATGATTAGTGCCGATAGAACCACTCTCACCAACCTTCTTGAACTTCATACCCGTCATTGCAATGGTGCCACGACCAATCTGACAGGACTTACCTACGTTTTGACCGCTATTGGCCCTCCAAGCCTTGACGTACTGCTCCCTATCCTTTTCGGTATTGAAAGCAACAATCGTGCATCCAACTCCCTTTCCATCGCCAGCCTGCACACCAGCATAGGGAACAGCAGTTTCAAGGCCGAACTCTTCAACGCAATCGGGACACTCGTTAATCTTGCCGCCAATATCCCGCTTTCGACGGGAGGAAGCATCGAAGGAAACTTCACAATGAATACAAGTCTTGTTAAACACTAAACACTCTCCACGTTGAAGAATAAGTATAGAGCAAACACGTATAGAAGTCTGTAAGCTTCCTTACGACTTCCTGCTTAGGCTGAAAATGCTGAGTTATCCAGTTTCTTCCTCGATAACTTCGTCGTCCATGTACCATAGTGCTGCTTCGTCCATCCTATCAAGGTATTTAACGCGCAAATTCTTGCCTTTAACCTCCACAATTACAGCAGCGACCTCGGAGAAGTCAAAGGTGCTATAAACCTTGACGATTTCACCAACATTAAACTGCATTACTTCACCTTCTTAGAACGAGGCTTGCGAGCCTTCTTTTCGGCAGGCTTGACCTCGGAGTCCTTAAAAGTCATGGTATGACCCTCAAAAGTAAGAAACGTATATTGCCAACGACCATCAAAGTAATTGTAGGTAACATCTTGAATAATGCCGTTGTGAGGCCCGCCATACGAAAACTTGCCGATAGCGATATCACCGATGTTAAGTGTATGTCCGTCAATAAAACGCTTATAACGTGCATTAATGAACTTGTTTTCCCACATCTTGTCCCAAAGAGCCTTATCGGGGACAAAAGCAGAATCAGCCGCCATTTTCGCCACGATGGTCGAATAATAGCCCGTTGCACCATAATAATTCTTAGTGAATTCACGCTTGCGGACCATTTCAGAATCCGTGGCGTTAAACCAAGAATTATCGACAGGGGCAAGAGACTTCTCGATAGAAGCAAGATAATTCAACTGAGCATCAGAAAGTCCCTTAGAACCTGCTTGCTCCTTAATAGACTTGATGAAATCCTGCTTATTCTGAGGAAGGCTGCTGTAATGCGGACTATTGATAACAGCCTCAATACGAGCCGTTTCCGCAACATCAACAGGACGAGAGGTTGAACGCTCATAATTTAGCGTAGTAGGACCGCCACGGGTCTGATAGTAACGAGGACGAAAATAAGCCATGTTTGACCTTTATTAAGGGTTAACGACGATGTTTAAGAAGTATACACGACCAGCGTAGAGAAGTCTGTAAGCTGGACTACACTTCTTCACTTCCTTCTACGATGGGCCTACCATGCGTGATTCAAGAGGTTATGGTATAAGCTGTCGTAACTATTGAGGAACCTCTACGATGAAAAAGGGGGCATAATTTGCCAGTTATAACCTGCATTTATGACCAGCCTTCGCCCCGTCGTTTATAGGCTCGACGGACCTCGTAACCCTATCGGACCCTTACCCTTACCCTCCTCGTGGCTCATAACGCTTCTGAGTAGCCTTAGCGTTGAAGTATATGGGATAGCCTGCTCTACCCTTCGATGAAGGACGGGTTAGCGTCGGCATAGAAAGTGTAGTTTGGTTTACATTTTCTTCCTTTAAGTCCTTGACAGGCACCAGCACTACATCATAGCGGCACGGACACCTCTACGATGATCAAGGGGGTAGCTAAGTGTATAAAATAGTTAAACGAATCCTCGCATCGCTTCTACCCCCTCTAGGAACGCTTATGAGCCGTTCGACCTCGGACACCTGCCTTACCCGTGCCCTTACCCTCCGCGTGCCTCCACGGGCTTCTGAGTGGCCTTAGCGGGCATCCTGCGGAGGTTGCTGGAGTCGGTGATGGAACGGCAGAAGGACGGCAGAAGAAAAAAGTTGTAATAGTTTTTATGTTTAGCTTGACAAACACTTTTGACTTCGTGTTAGGGATATCTTATGGACAAACTGAAGCGAACAAAATAGGCTTAACTAACTGCCTTTTCTTCAGCGTCTTTATTCTTCTTCTTGAACCAATGTTTTTTCGCGTTCTCTGAAATTGGCTTTCCTTTATGAGACTCGGAAAGCTTTTTTCTTGTTTCTTCCGATGCTTTTCTTCCGGTAGCCTTTTGTGCTATCTTTCTCTTCGTTTCGTCAGATACAACCCTGCCTTTTCCACCTTCGCTTATCTTCTTCTTGTGTTCTTCTGATAGTTTCCTTCCTTTTGCCTTTTCGCTTAGTTTCTTCCTTGTTTCTTCCGTATGAGTACGTCCTTTGCTGGCTGCTGATATTTTAGCTCTTTCTTCCTCCGTAAATACTTTGCGCGCTCTTGCTGCTCTTAGCTTCGCTCTTGTTTCTTCGGTTATAGGTGCTCTTTTCTTACCTGCTTCGCTTATGGCTCTTCGATGCTGCACATTTGACGGAGCCATAGTAGCATCTTTAGAAATGTTAAATGTTTTATCTGGCTCTAAAAACAAAATATCTAACTGCTTTTGTTCCTCAATTATCGCTGCTTCCTCGTTGCAATAAAGAAATGGAGCAAAAACAAAGTTAGATGCTCCGTATTTGTTCCACGCATTTTGTAAGTGTTTATTTCTATGTCTTTGGGCAATAAGCGAGGTTTTATGCTCTCTTAAACGTCTTTTTATATCTACGCTCCTTCCAACATATCTTTTGCTATCTATAAGCGAAATGATGAAGTAAATACCGCCTTTTTCAGAAGCCATAAAAAAAATCTCCCTTTCAAGTAAGTAGTTTCCTACTCGTTGAAAGGGAGATTAGTTAGTCAGTTTTTTTACTTATTTATTATTGTCCACAAAGGACAACGCTTTCAGTTTTTTCCGGTAAGGAGCTTCACAAGGTGGTCACCAACCTTAGTACCGCTGCTGGTGATAGTCTTGTGAAAGGCAATGGAAAGCTGGACGTTCTGCTTACCGATCTCCGTGAAGAGCTTCATCGCAACCTCAGACGGGAGAGTAATCCAATACTCAGCGAGGTTCTTCGTAGCATCGACAGAAAGGTCCGCGAAACGACCGGAAAGAATCAGCTTATCCGCAAGAGCGTTGTGGTCCGTGATAGCGAAGTCCTTCGTAGCAGAAACCTTGCCGCTATCAAGGATATCCTCCGTCGTCACCTGTCGCTGATAGTTGGCAACGAAGTCGTTGAACGCAACCGCAGCCTCAAAGCCAACGAAAGCAGCAGCGAGGTTGAAAATGACGGGCGAAGCACCACCATCCAGCAGACGACCCTTGACGAGACAATCGTTAAGACGCTTCCAAGAACGACGAGACGGATAAACCTTGTTAGGCTCGTAATCACCGCTATGCTCAAGGTGCGTGCGGTTGCCGTTGATGAAATCGAAGATAACGCCGTCCACGGCATCCTTCGCCCACGCAAGCCAATCCTCTACGGTAGGAGCAAGGTCAAACGTCGTCCAACGATCAAGTTCCGCCGGATCCATTTCGCCAACCTGATACTGACTACCATGCTCGCCACCATTGACGGCAGCGAAGATAAGCGTATCCGGGTGAAGAGTCCAGCCGTTGATCTTGCGGCTATCGGTCAACTCAAAAATGCCCTGTCGAACCTCAGTCGTAGCGCGATCCACCTCGTCCAGAAAGAGGACGACAGGCTGGCTACAAGCAAGCACAAGCCAATCGGGAGCGTTCCACGTAGTAGCCTTCTTACCAGCGATCTCACAATCGCGATTATCGGGCAGACCAAGCAGATCACCCTCGGTCATCTGCGAGGCACGACGCTCAACAACGGGCAGACCGGCCTTAGCAGCGTAGGAATAAACGACCTCGGACTTACCGATGCCGTGACGACCGCGAATAAGAACAGGCTTGCGAACGTCGGTCACGAAGGGGACGATGGAGAGGAAGGTAGCGAAATCAATAGCCATTTGTAATTACCTTGATTGAACGTTGATGTTGATTGACGATGTAGGTTTCACGCTACATATGAAGTATAGCCTATCTGTCGGAAGAAGTCTGTAAGGTAGGCTACAGAATCTCGTCCTCCTTTCTAAGCCGGGGTAGAACCAGCAGAGCGACGATGTTTTAAGAGTATATACCCTTTCTCGGAAGAAGTCTGTAAGCGGGACTACAGAATTTACAGCACTCCGTTTGCTGCGTCCACAAGCACCTTTGCGTTGAAATAGCAGGTACGACGGGCATTAAACAGATGCCGTCCAGAAAGACGCTTTCCGCTTGCGATGTATTCTGCCCAATAAGACACGTAGGGACGGGACTTTTCGGGGATACGCTGATGGTGCTTGTTAAGGCAAAGGATGCCACGTTCGACGGCTACCTCCTTTTCCTTAATCATTGCAACCACTTCAACCTTAGACCACTTCTTCTTGCTGGTAGAAGCAGGCTTTTCCTCAACCACAGCAATTTCCTCCTTGATAGCAGGCTTTTCTTCTTCCTTGTCAACAAGGCTCTTTAGAGCAGCAGTATTAACGGCATAGGTCTTACCGGCATCGGGACCGCTAATGAACGTGATAAGCGGGAACCCTTCGTATGCAGAAGGTCCGCTTACAACGCCGATAGAGCCACAGCCCGGCCCGCTGACGTTAAGGTACTCAACCATATCACCGATACTGAACATACTTACTTTCTCCATACTTCAAGAGTATAGCAGAGAGGTTAGAGGAAGTCTGTAAGAAGGACTACATAATTAGAGCCTCCCCTAACTTTTCGTCAGAGGAGGCTTCTAAC